ATCCGTTTCAAAATGTGAAACCGCTATACTACATTCAGCAAGGCAATGCGCTATTTATAAAGGTTGATAAAAAGACATACATTATAGAGATAAATCAAGAAGGTAAAAAATGACTATTCTCCAATTCTTACAAGCCAGTCTAGGGGAGCAAACATGAGCCTACATGCCCACGTCCCGAAGACCGGCCGTTGGTCAACAAGGGTGCACCGAACCAAGCACTCGAATTACTGCATGATCGAGATCACGCCGCTCGACGATAGCCAGGAGCACAATTTAGGCGACGAGTGCTGGTGCATGCCGAAGACTGAAAGCATGACAGCCACTGCAACCTGCGTAAACGGCCACCAGCACGCGATTACGACGCCGATCATAGTTCATAACAGTGCCGACGGCAGAGAACGTACAGAGGAGCTATAATGGACTGGAAAACTGCTAAGAAGCAATTACTGAAAGGCCACCCCAAAAGGCGGTTTTACTACTACCTAGAGAAATTAAAGTTTTGGGAGAATACATGAAGGTCAAGATGGCTGCCCCGATGAGCAAAACCGACGTCAAGCGTTTGATAGCCGAATCGAAGGCTCGAATTGCAGCCGAAGCTCAGGCCGCCGCCCCGAAAGGCATAAAGCAGGACCGCGACCGGCCGCGTGGCTCAGGTTGGTGCGGAACAGAGGATTGCGGGCATATCAGCCATGCTAGTTACAGCGAGGCAGCCCGATGACCGCCAAGCAAGTAGCCCGAGTTGAAGCACTAGTCCGCCAGGCCGGTTATAAAATCCTGGGCGCTATGAAACTTATCGACGAGATCAAGAAGGGGGAGCAATGAGCGAAGTCATATTGCTTAAGAAGCTATTCCCTACTGAGCTGACGCTTGCACAGGAGCAACAGCTGATGGATATTTACATGACTGGCGGTTGCAACTGCCACCGAAGACCCGCAGGAGACGAGCCTGCTATCCGCCACTCAAGGAAACGCCCTAAGCCAAACATTTTAGAGAGGGGGCTGTCGTGAGTAACGCACTAGGTAGAGCAGCTGCAGAACTAAAAGACGAGATCGAAAAGCACGATATTAAGGTGTTTGAGCACGAACGACGAATATCTTGGCGCGGCATTGATAAGTGTTTGCCATACGGAACGCGCCGATCTGAATGGCGTCGTAACTTAAAAAAAATTATCAGAGCGTCCGAACGAATGGAAGCACACCGACGACAGGCGACGCTTTTATGAGCCGCCACAAAAAGCAGCACTGGCCGGAACTACGCGAGCTATTACAACGCTACTGCCTAAGCCGCAAGCTAGATTTTTACGCATACGGCGCGTACCACATGAAGATTCGCGACAGTGGCTTCACCTGTATCAGTATCTGGACTACCGGCAAGTATTTCGTCGAGGAAACCAATTATTCCGAAATTGCTGGCGAGAGGAGTTATGAACGTACTGACGAGAGAGGCAAGCTGCCACGCGACAAAAAGAAGCTGGGCCGGTGGCTTGACGGATTGTTTTACGGCGCAGATATGGTTGCAGACAAGGCGGTAGCATGAAAGTCTTATTTTTAGATATAGACGGTGTCGCTAATTGCGCAACTACGAAGGAGACGGCCTGTCCATACATCGGTATTGACCCGAAGCTGATGGCAAAGGTGCAGCGTATCGTCGATAAAACAGGCAGCGTGGTGGTACTGTCATCGACCTGGCGCTTGGACGACGATCTCAGAATGGAAGTTATGTGTCACATAGGAGCGGGCTGTAGCCCCGATCAGCAGCAAAACTAACCTTCAAAAAAAGTAGAGACCGTGTACACGCGCCGGAACAGCAGCAGACGGGTTTTCATTTCAGCACCGTGTACACTATAATTAGGGCTAGGTTGAAGGGTCGCAGAACCCGCAAATCGCCGCAGAGCGAACGAAGGACTTACAAGCCAGATGTCAAACAAAGTCAGCATGAAAGCGAACTTGAGCAAGGCGCACCGCCTGCAAACGTCTGGTGTGAAGTCGTTGCTCGACGCTCAGCCAGACATGAAGCAAGCGTTCATCAAGCTGTGGCGTGATGGCAAGAACGTGGCGCAATGCCGGCGCGCGTTGGTAATGAAGTTTCCGAATGGCGACGTGCCGAGCCAGCGTAGTTTAGGCTCATACGTCAAGAATCACTTGCAGGCAGTGGTCGTAGTAGAGCCGTACGCGCCCGATTATTTTAATCTGTTACGACAATACGATAGCGTCAAAAAACTCATCGCATACGCGATCACAGCAGAGCAAAGATACCAGTTTGCCGTGAAGTCGAACGTGTCGCTGACGACGCAGGCCCGGCTGTTCACGTTAATGTTGGCTGCCGCCGACAAAGTGAACGCGATGGAAGTGCGCATGGGCCTGAGCCGCAGTGTACACGCTGACGGGACGAACGCCTGGAACGCCAGCACGAAGAACGCAGGCGTTGGCGCTGCAACCGATACGCCCGAAGATTTCCAAAAGAGCGTTGCCGACGGCGCCGCGTTGATCGAATCGTACGAGACGTTCAGGACGCGGGTCGGCGAGCAAAAAGGGGAAGGCATAAATGTCAAACCCGAGCGAGACTGATTTAGAACGGGCCTTACAGCTCGATAGCAGCGGCTACTTTATGAGGAAGCAGTTCGACTTCGAACTAGGTGATCATCACGTCGATTGGAGCATGATAGCCGACGGCCGGGCCTGGCAGGACAGCGATGGCAAGCTGCGTTACGATTGGGCCATCAAACGTGAAGTGCACCGCATTATGATAATGGCGCCGCGCAACCACGCCAAGTCGACGTTTTGGTCGGTGATTTATCCGTTGTGGCGCATTGCCAAGAACCCGAACATACGAATCCTGCTTGTTTCGAAGTCGGGCAGCGCAGCACGATCGTTTTTGCGACAGGTGACAATGAACCTAGAGCGCAATAACGACTACCGCGAGATGTTCGGCAACCTCGTGCCGCAAGTGCCGGATTCGTGGACGCGCGAAGAAGTCATCGTTAACCGCACCGACCTGACGCTGAAAGACCCGACTGTGGCGGCCGTAGGAGCCGGTGGAACGATTTTGTCGAAGCGCGCTGATATAATCATCTGCGACGATATTTTGAACAAGGAGAACACCCGTACGAAGTACCAGCGCGACCAGCTGCGCGAATGGTTTTTTGAAGTGCTCATGCCGGTGCTGGAGCCCGACGGCTTGGTGATCGTTGTCGGTACAGCCTGGAACCTGGACGACCTGTACCACGAGCTGTTCGAGAATGACGCCTACGATATCCGGCTGCGCTATGACGCCGTAGTCGACGAACGGAAGCAGATCGCATTGTGGCCGGCCCGTTTCGACTGGCAGAAGCTCATGGCGTTGAAGAAGGAAAACGGCACGATGTCGTTCAATAAGTCGTACCGCAATCTGGTGCAGAGTGCTGAGACAGCCGTTTGGAAGCGTGAATGGACCAACGAAGCCAAGCGCAAAGGCGCCGGCCGCCGGTTGATCGCCAGGCTGAAATACGAGAATTGGGACTTGGGTCGGTTAGTGATAGCCTGTGGTATTGACCTTGCTATCAGCAAGCGCAAAGACGCCGACACGACAGCGTTCGCGGTGGTTGGGCAGACGCGCGACGGCATGAAGCTGCCGCTGCATTTGAGCGAGCACCAGGGCTTTAGCATGGGCCAGACCGAGGATTTTTTGTTTGGCCTGAACCAGAAGTTTCACCCGAGCATTTTCATGGTTGAAGACAACGGTTATCAGGCCGCGCTGCAACGTGACATGGCCGAGTACAGTGATTTGCCGATCAGGGGCTATACGACCGGCGGCGAGAAGTTTGACGAAGAAGTCGGGCTGAACAGTTTGGCCGTCGAGTTCGAGAACGGCAAGTGGATTTTGCCGTACGATAAGGAGAGCCCGGAGACGATGGATATAGTCGACACGCTAATTCAGGCCATGCTCGACTTTCCGAACGGGCATACGGCCGACATTTTGATGGCGCTCTGGTTCGCGAATACTGGCCTGCGCTCGCTGCTGAACAAGCCGACACGCGGCCGGGCCCGCTTTGGTACTATGAATATGAGGAACCAGCCAAGATGAGAGTAGTAATTACAGTCGAGAATGGGAAGACAACTGTCGATGTTGATGACGAGCGCGTTGCTACCGTGTCAGCAGTCGGTGACTTTAAGAGCGTGGTAGCGACTAAGCCGGCTGCGCCGATTGAAGGTTGTGTTTATTGCAAAAAGCGCGGTGCTCCGTGCGTCCGACATGGCGGCGAACGAACGGGAGTTTATACCGCCAAAAAGCACTATGAGCGTAAAGGCCAGGCTAAGCTTGTCTGCATTAGGTGTGGCGATGAATACACGGCTAAAAGCGGAGTTGGTAAATATTGTCCTGAGTGCCGGGAAAAGGTACGAGCCAAGAGCATAAGCGAAGCTCAGAAGCGGCGGCACGCTCAAAATAGGCCCCAGGTGATCGAGAACCCTGTTAAGCCGATTCCGCAACAGCGTATAGACGAAGCCGAAGAAGTTGAGACCGTTATGAATAACCAGCGAGCTGCTTTCAACGATCCCTGGGACTGCAATATGTGCCGAAACGCCGGTGATTTATGCGTGCTACACCAGGGCATTACTGACGACGGGAAGAAGCCGCCGAGATGGTAGTACAGTTTTACGCAAACCGCGCTATAATAAGCAATGAAAGCGACGAATAAATGCCACGAAAACCGTTACGCCAGCGCATAGCCGAGATGATAAGCGTGGACGACAGCCCGTTACGACGTATGTTGTTCGGCTTCGCCCGCTACGGTTTAGGCAATAACGTCTGGTCGCAGATTCACATCGCCGAGACTAACTACGAGCGCCCGAATTATAACCTGACGCGTGCGATTTATCACAACAGCATAGTCAACGGCGAAGGCGCCGAGTACCTGCTGGCGGCCGCGCTTGGCAAGCCGATCGTTAACGTCATAGCTGGCTTCGTGGCCGGCCGGGGCTTTAAGATCGAGCTCGATAACCCGAATAATGACGCCAATATTACATCAGCCGAAGAAGATATAAACGCCTGGGTAGACGAGAACGGCTCTGACCTGTACGATTTCCTGCGCTTCGGCTACCGCGACGGCGACAGTTATGTGCACCTGGACGAGCTCTGCAACGTGACGCTGCTGGACGCTGAGGGCGTGGAAGTGATACTGGACCCGGTCAGCGGCCGGCTGAAAGGCTACGACGTCATCGACCGCGTGCGCGTGCTGATTCCGGGTTACGACCCGAACGCTAAGACAAACCGCGTAGAACGCGTGTACTACTACCTGAGACGTTACCGAACCGATAGCATACAGATTATCCAGTATGAAAATATGAGCGCGCTAGGCAACGATCAGGGCGGCACAGTGCTATACCAGAAGGTGTACACGGTTAACGGCGCCGTGAACTTGGCCGGCGTTGATAGCACCGGGCAGCCAGTAGGCTCGAGTACCGAAGAAGACAACGTTAGCGGCACGGACCCGAACGGTGACGCCGACGAGAACGCTTACGAAGATGACACGGTGTTTAATCCGGCCGATATAGTCGAGCAGGCGCTGCCGGTGCTGCACTTTGCAAACGAGCCCGACCCGAAAGCCGTCTACGGCACAAGCGAGTATCAGAACGTCCTGGCACTGTTCCAGAATTACGCCAGCATATTGTCGGGCGGTACGAAGAACGTAATTTACAACTCGACGCCGATTCCAGTCATTAAAGGCGTTACGGACACCGACGCGTTCGAGGCTGACGCCAACGATAGCATGGACGCCAGCGATCAGGAAGCCTACGCCAACAGCCCGGGCAGCGGCACGACTATGCCAGGCTTGGATTGGTCGAACCAGAAGGTGCTGTATATTGACGGCCAGAACGCCGACGCCAAGTTTTTGCAGGCGACTGGCGTGGTGGCTGACGCGGTTTTGTTGCTCGAGTATTATTTCTTCCTGATGGTGCAAGGCAGTGAGACGCCGGAGTTTTCGCTCGGTACGGGTGTTGCCAGCAGTAAGGCTAGCACTGACAGCCAAATGCCGGTCCTGATAAAGAAGATCGAGCGCAAGCAAATGCAGGCTACGAAAGTGCTCAGGAAGCTGATACGGGTGTACATGGAGAAGCAAACGCTGCTGTCGAACGTGGCGTACCTGAACATGGATATCGAGAATATCCGCATTGCCGTTAATTTCCCGGCGATCGACGATGAAGACCTGACGCTGACGCTAGCTGTCGTTACGTTCGCTTTGCAGTCGGGCATTATGACGAAGAAGACCGCGCTTGAGATGATCGCCAACGGCAGAGTAAAAGACATCGACGAAGAAGTCAAAGCTGCCGCTAAAGAGGCTGCTGCCGATACGTCCGCCAACGCCGCCACGAACCAAGACCGTTTGATTAGCCAGATTTTAGGACCGAAGCCAGCGCCAGCACCAGGTGACGTGCCGACGCCAGACCCGAACGCAGCCGCCGACACAGGCCAGGGCGGCGGTGTGCCAGGCAATAATATTGATAGCGGGAGCGAATAATGGAGCCAGCAGATTACGATATAATGATCGCTCAAGGCCGCACATTCCGGCTGGCTTTTAGCTGGAAGGACAGCAACAACGCGAATGTAGCGTTTACTGACGCTACGCTAGTCGTGTTTCAGATCAAAGACAATTACAAGAGCACGTCGGCGCTGATCACGGCTAAAGTTGGCAGCGGCGTGACGCTGAGCGATACCGACCCGACGATTACCGTTGTGCTGACGCCAGCCCAAACTGATCAGCTCAGCGAAGGCACTTGCGTTTACGATCTCGGAGTAGCTGTCAGCGGCTCGACAGGCGATATTTCGCCGCTTTTGAGAGGGACAGCTTACGTTAATCCGCGCACGGCCGCGCCGGGTGAGTATGCGTGATGAGCGCGCCAGGAAACACGATAGTTATTTTTGCGAACGAGCCAGCCGCTGTTGAAACCGTTGTTTTAGACAATCCGCAGAAATTGGTGGTGTTCGAAACCGAGCGAACGATTGAGACTGTCGTCGTCGACAATCAGCAGGCGTTAGTGGTCAACGAGCCGGCCGCCATCGAAACGCTGATGATCGAGCACATACAGACGCTAACGCTGTTCGAAACCGACCGGGTGCTGGAAACGATCGTCCTGGGTATTGCCGGGGCGCAAGGCGTCAAAGGCGATAAGGGCGACACTGGCGATGTCGGGCCAAGCGGGACGGGCGACAAGACGTTCACGCAGGCATTCGGCTCGATAATCGCTAACGTGCTGTTGGTCAATCACGGGCTTGGTAAATATCCGGTCGTTACTGTTATCGACAGCGCCAATGATGAAGTCGACGTCGGGTTAGAGTATTTGGACACGAACAATATTCGCATTACGGCTAGCGCAAGTTTTGCCGGCATGGTAATATGCAATTAAGTAAATAAAGGACGCGCAGCATGGCAAAGAAGTTTTTGACAGCGATCGACCTAGCGAAAAACGAACTGCAAAACGCTGTAGTCCAAAACTTAGCGAGCGCGCCAGGCACGCCGACCAAAGGCCAGATTTATTTTGATACGACCGCGACCGCCTATTTGTATTACGACGGCGCGACCTGGCAAACGTTAGCAACTGCCGGGGCTGCCGGCAACGTTCTACAGACCAGCAACTCGGGCGGCGCCGGCCGGCTGAAAGTTTCGTCCGGTTCGAACAAGACGATCGTTGATTACGCGACTGCTGGAATAGTCAAGTCTGACGGCTCTGGTGTTGCCAGTGCCGCTGTTGCCGGTACGGATTACGCCGTAGCGACCGCCGGTAGCGCGATTTTGAAGGGTAATGGTGCTGGTGGATTCGCTAACGCCGTATCGAGTACCGATTACGCGCCGGCGACAACCGGCAGCAGTTCGCTTAAAGGCAATGGTTCCGGTGGCTTCGCGAACGCCACGCTGAACGATAACGGTGCGCCGACGGCTGATTTCAGCATGAACACGCACAAGCTGACTAACGTAGTCGATCCGAGTGCCGCCCAGGACGCCGCCACCAAGAATTATGTTGACGCTACCTCGCAAGGTCTGCTAGTCAAGGCAGCGGCCCGCGTAGCGACTGTTGGTACTGAAACGTTCACGGTCGCGTCTGGCTCGGTAACGGTTATTGCCGGCACGACGCTCGATGGTATTTCACCGGCTATCGGCGACCGGATTTTGATTAAAGACGCTCCCTCGGCTTCTGGTGTCGGTTCGCCAAACTCGACGCAGCCAGGTAACGGTATCTACACCGTTACGAACGCTACGACCAACTTATCTGTATCGCGTGTAACTGATTTGTCCGGCACTAACGCCCCGCAAGGCGCTTTCGTATTCGTTGAAGCTGGCACGGTTAACGCCGCCGCTGGCTACGTAGTCAGCACGCCAAGCGCGGCCGGCGCGTTCACATACGGCACGAATAACATCGCCTTCACGCAATTCTCTGGCGCTGGCGAGATTAGCGCCGGGACTGGCCTGTCGAAGTCCGGTAACTCGCTGAGCATTGAAAACTCTGGTGTCCTGCTGCCGACGCACGGTGGTACGGGCGTTGCGACGATCTCCGGTATAGTTAAGGGTAACGGCACGTCGAACTTCTCGGTTGCCGTTGCTGGGACCGACTACGCGGCCGCCACGTCCGGCACGTCTATTCTGAAAGGTAACGGCGCCGGTGGGTTTAGCAGCGCCAAGTTTACGGCGACGATTGGCGACGGCAGCACGACAGCCATCGCTGTGACGCATGGCCTGGGTACGAAAGATGTCATCTGTCAGATTAGGGACGCCGCGACTGACGCGGTAGTCGATTGTGATATCGTCCAGACCAGCACGACCGTTACGACATTCACGTTCGCTGTAGCTCCGGCCACGAACGCCTACAAAGTCGTGATTATAGGTTAAGTCATGGCAAGGAAAATCCTAGTTGTTCAGGACATGAACAGCCAGAAGATTATCAATGTCCTGGACCCGACGAACCCGCAAGAGGCTGCCACCAAGAACTACGTCGATACCTCGATCACCGGCGGCGCGACAGCTTTAGAAGGCAACGTCTTCAACTCGCTAAATGCTACGGTCCAGAACCTGCTGCTGACAGCCTCGACTGATTTTGTGTACGACAACAAGCTGGAAATAGGCGCGGCTTTCACGTTGGAAGTGCCGAGCACCTCGACGCTGGAGATAGCGCCGTACGCCGACCTAGCGTACCTGAGCACGGCTCTAGGGATTGCGCCGGACGCGGCTAACGTCTTTGCTTCGCAGTCCAGGCTGACGCAAGACGTCATACTACCGCCTAGCACGGATTTCATGGCCGAAGGTTTGCTGGATATTGGCGTCTCGAAGGTCTTGGAAGTACCAGCCACAAGTTCGCTGGAAGTAGTGACTTATCCGACGTTCAGCGGTGCTGAGATACTGGCTAATAAGACGCTCAACTTACCGGCCATTGCCAACTTCCTAAACGCCGTGCACAATCACCAGAATAACCCCGGCGGCGGGACGCTGAGCGAGTTAGCACTGGCTCTTAGTGACATCACGACCAACGACGTGTCTTCGTCAGCGCATGGCTTCGCGCCTAAACTATGGGCCTCTGCCTGGCAGTCGTGGACACCAACCTGGGCAAACTTTACCATCAACAACGGCACAAACGACGCTAAATATATGCAAATCGGTAAAACCGTATTTTTTAGGGTTGTGACTACGCTTGGTACGACTTCATCAATGGGTACAGCACCGACCTTTACGTTGCCCGTAACGTCAATTACTCCGCCAAACGTAAATCTGCCAATCGCTCAAGGGCAAGCTAATTCTGGAGCTGGCGGAAGGGCATTATGGGTTAAATGGTTATCGACTACGACCGGCCTATTGATGACGTGGGATATTAACGTTGATGAAGGGTCAGTAACACCGACTTACCCATATACTTGGGGAGCTAATATGTTGATTCTTGTAGAGGGCTTCTACGAGGCAGCTTAATGTATGGTAGAATAATTGATATATGGCAGGCGAGCTTAAACTCAGCGAAGTAGCAACTCCGACAGCACCAGCGGCCGGTAAAGATTCCCTGTATATGGGTAACTCGACGCCGTCCCGTCTGCTCAGGTTGGATAGCGCCGGCAACATCTGGCCGGTAGCCGAGCAGCTTATTCTGACCAACACCGCCGACTATACGCTGGCGAACACTGGCGCCGCCGAGAAAGCCCTGAACGGTTCGACTAACGGCTTGGTTACGTTACCGCCCTCGATGTCTTACCTGATGGAGCTGCATTACATACTTACCAACACCGGCACGACCTCGCACACCTGGGCGATATTGTTCGGCGGCACGGCCACGCTGACGTCAATCGGCTATCATGCGTTAGCCGAAACTGCTACGAGCAACGCCCTGGCAGCGCTTAGCGCTATTTACGCGACAGCGGCAACGGCTCTGGTCGTCACGCCGGCTTCGGTTAGCGCGACTGAAAACGTTATTATTACAGCCAGGGGAATTATCCGCGTCAATGCCGCCGGCACGCTGATACCGCAGATTAAGCCTAGCGCGGCTACGACTGGTGTAGCGAAAGTGCTTGCCAACTCGTACATCAAGCTGACGCCATTCGGGGCTGACGTCTCCGCTAGTCTAGGACCGTGGACTTAGACCATGCGACTACCAAAATTACGCAAACCGCGCTATACTGGTGACGAACGAAAGGAGACGCGCATGGAGACTTTAGGTGAAGCCGCCGAAGAAGCCGAAAAATGGGCTGGACGGGAAGCACGTAAAGTGCGTAAAATAGTAGTACGAGATCGTAATAAAGTAGAAGGGAAAGATATGTCTGACATAACAGATCAACTCGCAACATTAAAGGCTAATAACGAGGCTGACGCTACGGCATTAGCTGACCTGGAGACAGCCGTCAGCGCCGGGCCAACCGATTCAGTCGGCGACCAGGTGCTCGCAGCCGCCGTGCCGGTCGTGCAAAGTGCCGGTTTGGTTAAGGTCTTTGGGGCCGATCAGCTCAAGACCGCTCTCGAAGCCGAGGGCTACACTGTCACTGACCCAGCCGCCGGTGCAGGTGCAACTGATACTCAAGCACCGCCAGCTTAGGTAAGCAATGGCCTTAACGCGGGCAGACGCCAAGCAGAGCACGGCGCAGCAGAAGCCGTACGTGCTAAAAGTTCTGGCGACGCTGGCCGCAGTGCAAAAGCTGCTCGATGAAACGAGTAGCGACATTCACGACGCTGTTATGCGCAGTAGCAGTGGCGGGACCGTCAACAATGAAAGTCAGTTAGTGTCAGACATCAAGGCACTGCTGGCTATTTATTTTGCGGCTATGAATGAAGTCACGGACGCCGGCGTGAAGGCAGTTATTACGGTCCGGGTTAACCAGGCGGTCGAGCAAGTGTTGCCAGTCCTGCGGGTTGCCGGAGCAAACAATGAGGCGAACAGCTTCTCGGCGCAGATAAATAATTATCCACAGCAAGCCGTTAGCCGTTATCACGCCATGCAGACCGGTCCGTATAATTTGAGCTATGACGACCGGACCGCAGCGTTGGCGCTTAGCGCCGTAAAGGTGTCGCAGGCATTGATACAGTACGGCCAGGACAAAGGACAGTCCGCTAGCGATATTTCGCTCAACTTGGCTAGATACATCAACCCGACGCCGACGCAGCAGGCACAGCGGCCCTGGAGCGCGATCAGGCAGCGTTTTCAATATGTCGACAACGCCATACCGGCAGACGTGATGGCCGGCAGCTTTCAGACGAACGTCTACGATCTGGAGCGAACGATCAGCGGCGATATGTACCGTCAGGCGACTGACGAGTTTTATGCCGACAAGCCCTGGGCCGAAGGCTTTGATTGGGTGCTCAGCGCCACGCACGAGATCGAGGACGTCTGCGACGACAACGGAGCCGCTAATCCGTACGGGCCGGACGACGCCCAGCCGGACAGCCATAATTTCTGCCTGTGCGACTGGGTCGTAAGAGTAATGAGCATTGACGATATCGCGGCGCTTGTAGATGGCGGCGATTTGTCGTAAACTGTTTGCAGTAATACGCCCTGTGGCTGGGCGAAAGGAGATGACGCTATCAAACGAATTAAGTGTTCTAACCCGAATTGTCAGGCTGTTTTTGGACACCTGCTTGGTGCGAAGACGATCGACATAGTGCATGGTAAGCAACAGATAGTGGTACGCGGCAACGATTTTGACCTGCTCGGTACGTGCCCGCGCTGTAATACGAAGACAAGCCTGCTAGTCGAGAACGGCGAGCTGGTGGTGGCCGACGTGACGTTCAAGGACGATAATGCGCCCGACGATGACGAAAATCCGCCGGACCCGGTCGACCCGCCGAAAGACGGTGAAGGAGAAGCTCTCGAGGAAGCCGACGATAAAAATGAGCACGGTGATGATGACGATGACGACAGCACTGTTGTCACGACTACCGTGACGCCGCCGGGCGGCAAAAAGCAATACACGACAAAGACTTGATGTTGCCAGCAATTAGCAGTATGATGATGTTAACAAGCGCCGTAGAGCGCGACTATGGCAGTCTAGCCGACCAAAAACATTAACGGAGATAGGGTCTTGAAAGACGTAAAGGTCACGGGCTACGCACCAGTAGAAGCCACCATCGCAGAGATGTCTGCTGACGGAGTTAGTGACTTGATTGCATTGGACCCGAAGCTCGTTAAGGATATGGTTGACGACGATCCCAATCCGATGTTCGTTACTATTGAAGTTCTGAATGAAAGCGTGAGCAAAAACAAGCGCTTTTACGATAAGGCAACTCTGTTGTCTATCGCTGAGCAGATCAACGCAAATCACCCTGACGGGTATGCGGGTCATCTGTCCCAGGACGAACGTGCATATAAGACCCCCGAGTGTGAGACGATCTGGCTCGGCGCTAAAGTTTTGGAGACCGCTGGCAAGGTACGCCTGTTTGCCAAAGGTTATGTTCTACCCGAAGCTACGAAGCGTCGCAGCTATCTCCGTCGAGCGCAGAAAGCCGGAAAGAAAATTGCAGTCAGTGTTTACGGCGCTGGCCGAGCAGTGTACGATAGAGCTATAGACGCTCGTCGAATTTCCGATTTTGTGCTCGAGAGTGTGGATTGGGCCCGACCGGGTTCCGAAGGCGTCAAGACGCTAGGGTTGTTCTCAGTAACGGCCGAAATGTCCGATAGTAACGGAGGAGATAGCATGAAGCGTGAAGAAGTTTTGAAGTCGGCAACAGCCGACGAACTACGTGAAGTCAATCCTGAGCTAGTCTCGGAAATGACCGATGGAGCCGTGCCGAAAGCGGAGCACGATGAAGTAGTTTCGGAAATGACCGCCATCACCGAAAAGCTCGGTGATAAGCCGCTGGAACGAATTGCAGAAATGCAGACCGATATCCGTGACGGCAAGATCGACAAGGAGCTGGACGCAAAGGTGCGCAACCCCGCCGTTCGTAAGGTGCTTCGCCGGATAGTCGTGTCAGAGATGACCGACGACGCTGACGTTAGCGCGACTGTGGACAAAGTTTTGGATAGCGAAGAAGGTAAAGCCCTGATTCGTGAAATGACCGACCGCGAGCCTGCATTGGTTCCGTCGATCACCCAGCCGGAAGGCCGGACCAGGAAGCGAAGTTGGACGAGTAAGCCAGGCGATGGAGCCGGCAAGAAAGGTAAGAAATAGTTATGAGTGAAACTGCAATCAATCCGCCCTCTGGTAGTCTAATTAGCACAGTATTTGCGCTTGCTCCGGTTCAAGGTGTTGAAAACCACCGTAGTGACGCTGAAGCTGTCGACGTAGTAGTACCTAGCGGAGTTAATGTGTTGAAAGGTCAGCTCGTCTATATTGACGGTTGGCATGGTGTGGCGATGACCGCCGGCGCACCAGGCACTACTATAGCTCTGGAGATCGACGAAGATGAGTACGAGTTCGACGTTGGCAGCCTTTCGGCTGCTAAGGGCAATGTCCTGTACTTGGACCCGACGACCCCCCCAGGCGCTATCAGTAGCGACACCAGCAAACGGGCCGTATTAAAAATAACGTTAGCCAAAGACGCGAACAACATTGTTTGGGCCAAAGTGCTACCTAATTTGACTGCTTAGGCGTCAGGAAGGAATAAGCTATGAAAGGCTTTAATTTAACACAAGCTGGTATCGACGCCCAGCGCAAAGTCATTAGTGAAATGGCTAGTGGGGCACTTGAAGTTCCGCAATGGAGTCCTGACTTTAACGAAGGCAAGGCTACTATCGCTGAAATGATCGGCACGTCCGATGGTGCTATTCAGTTCGTCGAGAAAATTACGTACGACTTGGCCGCTGCTCGCGCAGCCGTGCCGCTTTTGTACACCGATATCTACACGACCGTTGTGGACCCGAACTTTCCGCTGATAATGATCGAGAACCAGTTCGGCCAGGTACAGACGGTGTTCCTGGAAAAGTTCGAAGGTGGAGAAATTAAGTTTGGCAGCATGGGGCCAGGCGTCGAGCGGACGGTCCGCTTCCACACGTGGGCTACAGGTATGGAGTACAACGAGGATATCGTTGAATACAACCAGACCTGGCGGGTTGACGACATTAGCGCGTCATTTGGTCAAAGCTATAACTGGCTTTTGAACCACCTGCACTTGAGCGCGATCTTTACCGGTACGTATGATGGTACGACCGATTCGGGCTCGAACGCGACTGGTAATTTCCTGCCGGCTAAAATCGCGCAGTGGGGTAATCCAGCAACTGGTGACTTCGGTACGGCGCAAGCTGTTACCGGCACTACTTGGCTGAAAGCTCTGGAAGCTGCAATGGCGATTCTGCCGTCCGGTAGTAAGATTCTGGCGTCCAGCCTTGATCGGATTAGCATTGAAACTGCTCTGGCAGCCGACATGCTGGCCGACTTCACGCCTGGTATCGCTAAGAGCCAGTTCAGTGTCGACGACTTCATTTTCTACGACGGAGCCCGTTGCTTCGTAGGTGGAAAGCTGTACTACTACCCAGGCGTGCCGCAAGGCGAGTTTTACCTCGTCGCTGCCGGCCAGGGCAACTTCAAAGAGTACATCAAGCACGACGTTCGTGTTGACGGTGGAGACGGCGACCTTAGCCGACTGATCGTTACGCAGCTGGTTGCTCGTGCTCGACGCGCACTGTTGGCCGCTCTCGGTGGTCAGTTCGGCGCCGTGAAGTTCACGGTCTCAGCCTAGTACCTCGCAGTCGCAGGTATAACCGGTCGCAATTCGGCGGCCGGTTTTTAGTTGACATAGAAGTTACATAGAGCATTTGCTATAGTGACATAGGCACGGTGTATGACAGCCAACAGCTGATGTCGCTGTCACGGGGAACCGACCCCCAGCTGCCTAGCCAGCAGCAACTTATGATATAATCAAGGAAATGAACGGAGACAACGTGAAACAGCCTATAGAGATCGCATGGCACGGAACATTCAGCGGCGGCCAGGGTTACAGCGGCAGCAGCGAACAGACGGCACTGGCGATCGACCGCCTGCCCGAGTTTGAGCTGTACGTAGTGCCGTTTAACGTCCAGCAGTACATTCCGCTAGGTAACGTCAGTAAAGAGGGCCAGGCGCTGCTCAGCAAGCCGCAGGGACACGCAGACATAGGCGTCTGCCATGCCTTCCCGGGCGACTTTCACTTGATTCAGAGTTATCCATATCGCGTCGGCTTTACGATGTTTGAGACCGACACCATGCCTAAAGGCTATAGCGACTGGACCGGCAAGTACCCGACGGCTGCCAAGTCAATAAACAGCCAGCTCGATCTGCTGTTGACGCCGAGCCAATTCTGCGTCGAGATGTTCCGCGAAAACGGCGTGACAGTGCCGATCGAAGTCATGCACAACGGCGTCCACCCGAAGGCTTTCCCGTACATCGAGCGCAAGGAGCGTAAGAAGTTCACGTTTATGATTATGGGGACGCTGACGCTGCGCAAAAATAGCGGCGCCGTGATATCGGCTTTCATGGACGAGTTTAAGGGCCAGGACGACGTGACGCTGATCGTCAAAACGCAGTCCGGTACGCATGGCAATTTAGAATTTGCTAAGGAGTTGGGCGACATTAGGATTATCGACGCGCCGTACAGCGAGGCACAGATGTACGAGCTGATGGCTAACAGCGATTGTTTCGTGTTCCCGAGCCGGGGCGAAGGCTTTGGTATGCCGCCGCTCGAAGCGATGGCGACTGGTATGGACTGCATAATGGCCGACAATACGGGCATGCGCGAGCTGATGGACCCGAGACACAGGTTTAGCCTGACCGTCAAGTCGGCCGGCAAGTCGAAAGCCTTGAAGTACCCGCCTAAATGGGGGCCTGTCGGTAACTGGGTTGAGAGCGATTACGAAGATTTGAAGCGCTGCATGCGTTTCGCCTATGACCATCGCGAGTACCGGCGATCATTGGCTAAAGAGCGCAGCCGGTGGGCGCATAAGGCGTTCAGTTACCAGCACGTAGCCGAGCAGTTCGCAAATGCTATCGCAAAGCACTACCCGCAGTGATACAATGAGGGCATGAACGTACGACAGCAATCACGCGTTGCGACGATCACGCCGGCCCGCCCGTCCGTGCCAGTGGTTAAAAAGCCGAACGCTAAGGCTGCTGCCGCTGTTATCGCGGCCGTTGTCGCAGGGAGCAATTAGATGGCAATACAGGCAGAGATCGACAAGCTACGGCGACGCATTGGCGACGCGCTTCGCCCGAACGTCGAGCAGGTCCAGGGCGACAGCGCCAACAGCCTATATGATTTGAAGTACAGCAATATCACAGCAATAGAGGTCGATAAGAATGGCACTCAGCTGACGCTTAACACCGATTACACCGTCAACGCGCCGTCCGGCATAATTATTATTGATGATTCCGTTTCCATAACGAGCGACGACTTACTGAAAATAAGCTATCAGTACAGCGCCTATACTGACGACGAAATAAGCGCGCTGATCGACGCCGGCGGCTTTATTCCGGCTGTGCTGGAGTGTTTGTACGAGTTGCTGGCCGGGTCGGCTAGGTTTTATGATTACGTGCAAGGCCAGACGCAGGTCAAGAAGTCACAGGTGTTCGCTAACCTGCAAGCCCTAGTAAAGCAGTACGAGGCAATGGGCGACGAGCCGGACGGCCCATTCCCGGGCGGCCAGGTGCGCATACGCAGTCGTAAGAATACCGGCTACCTGAACCGCCGCTACCAGCGCCGTGATATAACCAGGTTCCCGTCGCGCCGAGGCTACTAGCGATGGTTGATGTAATCTCGTACGTCGGTGACGATCAGCAGCGAGAGCTCGAACTGATGGATATTGCCAACGATCAGAACGCGGTGCGTGTGACTGTCATGCGCGGCACGCAGGTCAACGCCAACCCGGGCTTCGATAACGAAGTAGCAGGGCTGGAATACTCGCACAGCTTGTACGCCCGGATAGATATTTATAAGCGCAACTCGCCGGATTTTGTCGGCCTGACCGATAACGCGGACGTGAAGCTACGTGATTTTTGGTACTTTCTGGACCCGCGTTACGGTATGAAGCGAATGATGGTGTCTTACATCGTCAAAGAAGGCAAAATGACGCAAGTGCAGTTAAAGGACAATGCAGACTGATGGATTTTAAGAATGCCGAAGTTATGGACAAAATGGTGGCCCTGGCCGAGCGGGTTGCCGTTAATGCCGCCGTGATTATGGAAGCTACGGGCGGCCGCATGGAAACGCAAGCGCACGGCGACGCGCCCTGGCAGGACCAGACCGGCAACGCCCGGCGCTCGATTCACTACGAGTTTAGCGATAACGGTGGCATTATAACGGTGAGCATTGGCATTGGCGTCGACTACGGCGTGTATTTGGAGCTGTCGTTTGGCGGCCGATTCCGGGTTATCCAGCCGACCGTCGACCAGGCGAAATATCAGCTGCTTCGTGACTTGCAAAGGGTGTTAACACTATGAATACGAACGAAATACGCCAGGTCTTTTTCGACCATTTGATAGCCGATGAGCAGCTGATGGCTCTACTGCCGGCAAACAGCAACTGGCAGTCGCTCAAGGGTCGCAAGCTTTCGAGCAACAGCATAGTGCCAGTTAACCAGTTCAACCCGAAAAATATTATATTGCCGGCATTGACGTTCCAGCTAAGCGCTGATGTTAACGCCGGCTTGAATAAAAGCGTCAGTCGCTTGTTTGCACAAAGTTTGTTCATAAGGTGCTATAATGCCAGTGACAAGACGTATGTCTCAATCGACGAAATCCTGTCACGGGTAATCGACCTGCTGCATAGGCAGTCGTTTACGCTGGATAGCTCCGTAAGCGTCCAGACGGTCTACCTGGGTAGTTCCGCCGAGCTAACCGATCAGGCGTTCAATTTACCGTATCGGGAAGCACAGTTTGAAATGCTGCGACTGGCATAGAACACCAGGCGCAGGTAAAGCAGGGGAGTAGCATATGGCTTTTAACAAAGCATACGGCGCTGGCTTAATTAATGGCTCGATTCGGACGAACGACGGTGTTGTTCACGATATCGAAGCCATCATAGAGATGGCCGGCACGCCGAAACAGAACGATGTGACTGTCGACGGTGACGACACAGTAAAGGCTGTCTTTTCGAGTAATCGAGTAGAAGACATGAAAATCATCGCCAACGCTGTTGATATGGACGCGATTCAAGCGATCACCGGCAACGCGCTCTCGAGCTCAAATGGTGGCTCGCAGGTTGCGCTTGGTACAACCAGCGAAATGAGCCCGCCATTTGTTGAAGTCAGTGGTCAGATTACCGCTGTTGATGGCGACACGAACAGTGCGCGGGTTGTGACTAAGACCTGGCACAAGGTACAGTTGAGAATGACTACTGTCACGAGCAGTAACGGCAAGGAATTGTCGGTCGAGTTCGACGGTACGGCGTACCAGACAACCAAAGATATTTTGGGTGTTGCGTTAGCGAGTACGCGGGTAGCGACACTGAACATTAACTAAATACGGAAGGAGATCGTGATGAGTACGGAAGACAAGCCCGAAAATACGACCCCAGCCGAACAGCCCCAGGTTAGTTCGGCAGCAGAGTTCGAAAAATCAAGGCAAGCACGCGAGACAGGCGAAGTTATAACGCTGCCTAGCGGTTTGTCTGTTTTAGTAAGAAAGCCCAGCGTTCGTAAGATGATGACAACCGGTCAAATCCCGAGCGATGTAGCCTCGGCTATCCAGAGTGCTGACGCTCAAGCTGCGGCAGCTGGTGGCAAAATAAGTACAAAGTTATCTACGCAAGAGTTAGCGAAGGTCGTGGAGTTCTCGACGATCGTAGCCAGGACCGCGCTGGTAAACCCGAAGGTAGTTGCTGACGGTGCAACGCCCGATTACGCGAATGGCGAGATCGCTTTTGACGATCTGGACGACGCCGATGTCCGCGCGATTGTTGAATACGTACAGGGTGGCGCAGATGAAAACGCCAAATTTCGTAGTCAGCAATCAGGCATTCCTGCTTGACGTCCTGTGTCGGCGCTATCCAGGCCGACGTCCGAGCGATTTCTTTGACCTAAGCGAATATGACGCGTTACGGCTGGACTTGGGAATAGCCTATAGAGGCTATTTAGGCGACAAGGAGCACGACGCCGATATGTTGCACGAGATCAAAAGGTATATGGTAGGAATTATGAGATCGAACGGTGCTAGAAATATTGATGAACCGCCACTGCCGATTCCGCTTTATAAGCGACCGGAAGACTTCGCAGATGAAGGCCAGGCGCCAAAGCAACCGGAATTAGCCGAAGTGCTGCGAGCGCTCGGCGGGAGTGGAGTAATTATAAATGGCTGATGTGTTTCTTGGCTCAGTTTACTCTAACCTTGTTCTGAATACGACCGAGTTTACTGCTAGCATTGCTGCTGCCCGGGCTGGTATGGCCGATCTCGGGGTTACGGCCGGTGTAACTGGCAACAAGGTTGAAGCCGGTGGCGCGCAAGTAGCGGCTGGCGGGGGTGAAGCCCGGGCTGGTGGCGCGGCGGCTGCCGAAGGTGCTGGCGGTTTCGACCTGCTCGGCGGCAGTATGCTGAAAACACTGGCTCCGCTGGCCGCGCTGTTCATTGGCTACGAAGGTATCAAGACGATTATAGGTGGAGCTGTCAAAGACACGAACCTGTATAACAACGCGGCGGCGCAGATCACGAACACGATTAAGGGTAATAACCAAGCGCTAGGGTTGAACATTACGCAGTTGGAAGCGATGGCGGAATCGACAGCTAAAGGCACGACCGTCACGGCGGCGCAGAACTTGGCAGCTGAGAATACGCTGATGAATTACACGGCTATTGGCAAGGACGTATTCCCGATGGCTGCCAAGCAGATCGACAACGTAGCGACGGCTATGGCGAACGTTAAAGGCCGGGCCATACCGAGCCTGCAAGATACGTCGCTGGCTTCGAAAATGCTCGGTAAGGCGCTGGAAGACCCGGCCAAAGGCGTTACGTCACTGACGCGCCTCGGTATCGCGTTTAGCGCGGCACAAACGGAGCAAATCAAGCAGATGGAAAAGGTCAGCGGCGTGGCGGCGGCACAGAAGCTCTATCTGTCCGATCTGGCCGACGTGATCAACGGCAAGGCTGCCGCTGCCACGCAGACGTATCAGGGCAAGCTGGCCGTAATCGAGAAGACGATGATCGAGCTGTCGATGGGCGCTGTCAAGATGTTTCAGAACGCTATGATTGACGTCGGTCATGTGCTGGAGACCGTCGGTGCGTTCATTATTACGCATAAGTTGTTGCTGACGGCTGTCGAGGGCGCGTTCATAGGGCTGGCGGTGCTCGGGGTGGGCGCGCTGGTCGCGGCTATGGCGCCGCTGGTTGTCACGTTCATTGAAAGCGCGCTGGCGCTGGCGCCGTTCATTTTAGGCGCTATGGCGATCGGCGCGATCGTTGAAGTGCTGGTGCAGAAGTTTGGCGGCTGGGGCAAGGTTATGAAGGATATCAAGGGCCCGGTAAATGACGTAATCACAGCTTTCAAGATTTTGTTCGCTGCCCTGCTCGGCGATGACCCGACCGTCAATATATCGCCGAAATGGAGACAGTTTGCTAGAGACTTAGCGCCAGTCCAGACGGTAGCGCTGGACATTCAGCACGCTTTCAAGGATATAGTTGAGGCCGGCAAAATCCTGATGGCAGCTTTGTTGGGCGATGACCCGACGGTGAACATCAGCCCGAAATGGCGTCAGTTTTCGCAGGACATGGCTGTAGTGCAGACCGTGAGCCTGGACATTCAGCACGCCGTTAAGGATATCGGGCCGGCGTTTCAGACAGCCTACAGTATCATGAAGCCGATTGTCGAGTATATTGCCAATAATCTACTGACGGCGCTCAAAGAAGCGGCAGACAGCATAGGGAAGGCTCTCAGGCCCGCCCTGGACACGCTAGGCAGTGCGTTTATGACGCTAATGCACGCGCTGGAGCCGATCAGGCCGTACTTGAAGGATATCGCTATCGTTATAGGCGTGGCGCTGCTAACGCCGTTGGCTCTAGCCGTGGCGGCGCTGGTAGTGTTCAGTAAAGTCTTAGAAGTTATCGCTCCGTTCATTGGCGATGTCATCAGGCTGCTGGCAGATTTTTACAAAATCAATATCGACGTGGCGGCGCTGTTAATAAAAGTAGTTATTGTGGCGTTCAAGGCCATGTTCGACATCGTGAAGACGATCGTCTTAGTCATAGGCGCGTTCTTTATGGGAGCCTATATCATGGTGAAGACGGCGTTGCAGCTGACGGCTGCTATAGTCACGGCCGTCTGGAACGCCATTTATACAGTGGTCAGCGCGTACTTAGATCTGGTGTATCACGTCGTGGGCTACGTGATTGGGCTGGCCCTAGCGATTATGATTGTGACGTGGAACGCCATTTATAACGCCGTCGCCGGGCCGGTGCAGGCTATTTGGGGCGTCGTGGTCAGCGTCTTTACGGCAATTTGGAACTTCATTGTTGCCGTGCATACGGCGATTCATAATTTCTTGTGGGCCATCATTCACGCCATCGTCGACTTTATGATTGAGCGCTGGAATAATTTATATGCCAACGTCAGCATGGTGGTGTCAGCGATTTGGAATGTGGTGACAGGTGTGTTCAACGCCGTCTATGGCTTTGTGGCCGGGATTTGGGACGCCATTTACAACGCAGTCAGCGGCGCGATCGGTAAAATGCTTGGCGTAGTTGGCGGTATTGAAAAAACAGTTAAAAGCGCTGTGTCTGGCGCTATAGGCTGGCTGGTCGACGCCGGCAAGGACTTGATAACAGGCTTTATCAACGGCATTAAAGGCATGGGCGGTAAGCTGGCTAGCGATGTCACGGGCTTCATTAAGGACAACGTGCCGGGCCCGATACTGAAAGTCTTGGGTATTCACTCGCCGTCGACGTTGATGGAAGGCTACGGCCTGAACACAGTGCAAGGGCTGGCGCTTGGTATCACGAAGAATGCCGGGCTGGTCGCGACGGCTTCGGCCGGGCTCGCCGGCATGGTGGCCGGGCCGGTGGCTATAGGCACGAGAGGCGGCATTGCTCCTGGCGGCAGCGCTGCCGGCGGCGGTTCAGTGACTAATTTTCATGGTCCCGTGACGGTTGGCAATAACAGCACTGACGACGGTCGCATACTTGGTATCATCGCGCGCAATCAGGAGCTGGCCGATAAGGGTATTACGTCGACGTTGGCGGGGGGGTTGATCTGATGGAAAACGACTTTTCGGCAGTATTTGACGGCAACGATCTATCGACAATACCGAACTTTGTGCTGAGCCGGCGCTACCCGAACGAATTGCCGACGATCACATTGCTGGCTTACGACATGGCCCGGCAAGACGGCCAAGCAGTTACCGGCAAGAGGTTTGGCGCGAAAGGGCTGATTCTGGAAGGCTATATCGTAGCCACGGACCGCGCGACGTACGAGATAACCCTGGACACGTTGAAAACGCTGACAACCGCTATAAACGCCAGCCTGGTACTTGCTCAAAGCGGGCAGACCAGGCAATACATCTGCAGCCTGAATAACATCGTCCACAGCCATATCGAGGCTGGCAAGGCGGCAGTCAGCCTAGTATTCACGGCCGGCTATCCGTTTGGCATTGAAACGACGCAATCGAATTATAGCGAGACCGCGGTTACGACTACGGGCCACATACTGGCTACGATGTTTGGCGGCAGCGCGCCGAGCAAGCCGTTGATACGCATAACGCTGAATAGCTTCACCGGCAGCGGCGAGCGGACGATGACGTTTTTTAACTCGCTGAACGGCCAGAGTTTGACTATTACGAAAACTGATTGGGCGCCCGGCGACATCGTTATGCTTGACTGCAAGCGCAAGATCGCGCGCGTTAATGACGTGGCCGTTGATTATAACGGCGTGTTTCCGGTCTTCCGGCCAAATGTCGATTCGCCGGCTTATTCAGATAGCTTCACGGCCCGAAATGTTGATATTAACGCTCAGTATTACCGGGAGTTCCTGTAATGAAGTGGTATAATTTTCGTAAGGAGAACATATGCCTGATAGCAAAATAACTGGCCTGACAGCTGACCCTACGCCTACTTCCGACGACTTGGTCGCAACGGTCGATGACCCGCTGGGGACGCCGACTAACCGTAAAGTAACTCTAGCGCAGCTTGCTCTAGGTCTCGGTGGGGCCTGGCAAGCCTGGACGCCAACCTGGGCTAACTTCACGCTTGGCAACGGCACAAACGACGCTAAATATATGCAAATCGGTAAAACCGTATTTTTTAGGGTTGTCACAACGCTAGGGAGTACCTCGTCGATGAGCACCAATCCAAACTTTTCCTTACCGATCACTTCGACTGCAACCCCGGCTGCCGACCTTCCGATCGCTCAAGGTCAGGCCAACAGTGGCTCGGGTGCCAGGGCGCTGTTTGTTAAATGGCTTACTACAACTACAGCCAGGTTGATGACCTGGGACATTAACGTTGACGAAGGAGCGGTTACGTCTACTACACCCTTCACCTGGGGTAACGGACATAAGATTCTAGTAGAAGGCTTTTACGAAATAGCATAAGGAGATATTATGACAGCAGAAGAATTATTAAAAATTGCAGCAAACCCGGAAGATAATAGTGTTCGGATTGAGCAGGCGTCACCGCAACCTGAAATTACTCAGGAAGTCGTTAAAGACCATGAAGTCAAAAACGACCAGCCAATTGTTCCTGATGGCTTCGATCAATCTAAAATGATTACGCTCTCGGCCGCTCAGGTTTATTTTCCTCAAGCTGCAATCGGGCAGACTATCGAGCACGATACATTGTGGTATTTTCATTTCCAGCCAACGAAGGAACGCCCTAGTTATCCGTCTACGATGGGCGAACATGGTAAAACTGAGCTAGAGGCCGCCCAGCGTGTAGCCGAACGCCTTAAAGACTACGAAGCAGCGTAAATGGGTTGCCCCATTGCAAGGGATAACCCATGAGTTTTTTACTACAAGAAGACGGCACAAGTAAGTTACTACAAGAAGACGGCACAAGCTTCCTGTTGCGCGACGAGAGTACCGTATTATCGACTGATTCGGTAACAGTCAGCGACAGCGTAAGCGGCAAGACTGTTGTAAAAGGCGTCGCTGATTCGGTAACGGTCACGGATTCCACAGCTAAGAGTGGCATAAGTCCTAAAGCCGATTCCGTCACTGTCACGGATTCCGTAGGTAAAAAGGTCGTCAAACCCCTGGCTGATTCCGTTACTGCCACGGACGGCGTAGGTACGAAGGCTGACGTCAAGCACCTGACAGATTCCGTTACCGTAACCGATAGCGTAGCAAAGCGAGCTGTGAAAGCCGTCACCGATAGTGTCACGGTGACAGATGGCACAAGCGCGCCGGCAGTAGTAGGGCTGTGGCAGACGAAGAAGGTATTTTACAAGGTCTACGATCGCATGGGTAATTACCTGACGACATGGGACGACGATGTTACCAGCGACCTCGGGCTGGCGCAGAAAATAAACAGTGCCGGTTCGACAGTCAGTATCACGCTATCGCGGCCGGCCGACGTGTTTGGCGAAGGTTACGACGTCGATTATCTCAATGAGGTCCATATGTTTATTGTCGATTGGGACAGCCCGAGTGGCTTTTTGTACGCCAAAGGCTTTATCTCGAACTATAACCCTGACTACACGAAGGACCAGGTGGACGTAAACGTGATGGGCTTCGGCTATACGATGAAAGACTACGTTTTGCAGAGTGGCGAGTTAGTCGATCAGAGCCAAAATATCAGCAACGCTTATCTAGGCATTGGTAACACCGGTAAGGGTTCTGGCGCGTCTGACGCTGTGTTTTCATTCAAGAGCGGCGCGGGAGTTACCTCGTTATCGTCTATTGAATTAAAGATGGCCCTGGTAAGCGCACTGTACTCACCGGTGTCAGTAGAAGCGGTGGTGTACGCGAGCGAAGCTAACGCTAAAGCGCAAACCAGCCCGCTATCATCACAGACTATTAGTGTTAATACGCTTGTTGACACGGTGTATAAGCTTACGCTTCCGAGCATTTTGACAATTACGCCGCTGACTACGTATTGGGTCAGGGTTTCGCCGCTTGGCTTCGCAGTGCCGCCGGGAGTAATCAATTTGTCGTACGAAAATACGAATGTTTACGCCAATGGCTTGACCGAGTATTACGACCCGTCGACTTCTGCCTGGACCACGATAACCGGCGACATTTATTTCAATAGCTACTCTGGTACTGGCAACACGCAGCCGACTTACAGCAGTGTTGACCCGTCGGATATGTTGCGCAGCGTGATAGACGACCTGCATTCGCACGGCTGCCCGATCACATATACGGCTGATTCAATCGACGATACCGGCACGCTCGTTTCGTACCAGTTTAACGTCAACAACGGTCAGGAGTGCGTGGATAAGGTGTTGGAACTTTGCCCGACAGACTGGTATTACTACATCGACCAGGCCACGAACGTGTTTCACTTGCACCAAAAAGGCAGCCTGCCGGACTATGTGTTCACGATGGGGAAGGAAGTCAAGAGCCTGTCAATACTCAAGACGGCCGAAAAAATCGTCAACGTAATTTACTTTGTCGGCGGCGACATTGGCGGCGGTGTGAAGCTGCTGAAAAAGTACACTCAAGACAGCAGCGTTACGGCTTACGGCGAGCACGCTATGGTGCTGAGCGATGGCCGAGTAATTACTGACGCCACGGCTTCGATACTGGCTAATTCAGCGTTCAGCGGGACGCCTATTGTACAGCTAACAGTTGAAATTATCGACAACACGCAAAACGCCGATCTCGGTTACGACATCGAAAGTGTGGTACTAGGTAAGATTGCTAAAATCGCCAACCTGCTGCCAACCGGCATAAGTAGCGGTATTACTGGCTCGTTATTTGGCACTGCAGAGTTCGACGAAGGTAGTTTTGACTACAATTTGGCAGATCTGAGCAGTCTGGTGCTGCAGGTAATAGCGTTCGATTATAAGCCTGACTATATCGCGTTTGTGCTGTCTACTGAAAGGCCTGACGTGACTAAACGTATCGAGGACGTCAAGCGCAACCTGAAAACGCTGGAGCTGTCTGGCACGCCGGGAGCGCCAACTTAATGTATAATGCGGATAGGAGCTTTATATGGGATTTCCGAACAATAAGAACCCTGGCGATATAATCCATGCCGGCGAGTGGGACGACGCGCTAACCGGGCTGTCTACTGGTGACTATGACGCAGACAACAACAGCCTGGTTATACTGCGGGCCTCGCTTGGCGATTATGTTCAGCAAGGCTGCGTTTGGGACGGGCCGGCCGGCGACTTAACGGCTAATATGAGTGGCGGCGTGGTCATTATAGGCGGCAAGTACGTGCAGGTTGACCCGGTGTCGGCGCATGTTTTCGCCGCTAATCAGGACACGTACACGTACGTCGACAATACCGGCGCTATCACGCATAACGCGGTCAGTAACGGCGCGGCGCCGGAAGCATTGCCGGCTAACAGCGTATGTTTAGGTGTCAATATCAGCAACGCCACGGCTATTACTGCGGTTAATCAAGACGGCCGGTGGTCTAGCGCGCACTCGTATAGGCTATACCCGAGACTGCTTAATAACGCCGACCCGGCTTTTGCAGTTTATCTATCCAGTGCGCAAGCACCAGCGGGCGGTACTAAAATAAATCTGGACGGTTTAACTTATGATGATGGCGGTAATTTCGATCTTGTTAACCACCGATTTATAGCACCCGTACCCGGGGATTATCCTTTTAAGGGGCTGTTAACTTCATTCATGGGTAACGGTACTCAAACTCAATGCGCTCTATATAAAAACGGTGGTATTGTTGCGTACGGTACGGGCCCAATCGTTAATAACACCGGTGGAAATCAGCATATGTCCAGTGTCGTAGCTGCTGATATTAAACTAGCGGCAGGTGACTACGTCGAGCTGTTTACGGGGCAGGCGACTGCGGTAAGCGCTGATAATACTCCCACTCAGACTTATCTTACCGGCCACTTGAAATAGGGAAGTTGCCATAAGGCAGCAAAAAATGTATATTTAATAACGAGAGGAGTGCGCATGGCCCACCACGAACTTACAGTCAACGAAGACGGCGAACAGACAGCCGTAACTACCGATCAAGCACCGCAAAATCCGGCGCGTCTGGCGTATACCGTTTTGACCGAAGCCGGGCTGTTCCAGGAAGGCAAGTTGATCGCTAAGGGCGAGACTGTCGAGCTGGACGCTGACACCGCTGGCCGTTTTATTGAATTAGGGGATATAGAGGCAAAAGCATGAAAGTTACAGACAGCATTGACGTAAACAGCCCGCACCGTAAATGGAACGCCGTCGCGATATTGCGCGATAGCAAGGGCCGCATTAAGCAGATCGAACGCTCGCACAATACGGTTGAAGCGGCCGGCAAGAACGCTATCGCAGACCAGATTCTAGCTGCGCCGTCACTCGGCAAGCCGACGTACATGGCGATTGGTACTGGCACTGGCGGTACGACGACTTTGACGACCGAGCTATCCCGTAACGCTTTGACCAGCAAGACCCGCAGCACGAACGTCGTGACTATGCAGGGCGATTGGGCGGCCGGCAGCGGCACGGGCGCGATTACCGAGGCTGGTATCTTTGACGCTTCGAGCGCCGGCAATATGTGGACGTACACGTCGTTTTCCGTAATAAACAAGGCGGCCGGCGACACGCTGAGTATTGTCTGGACGCTGACTATAAGCTGATCGGAGAGCAGCATGACTAATAGTAATGGCAATCCCGGCTCCGATGGCCCCGCTACAGACAAGCACGGTGAGGAAGTAATTGACCCAACCCAGAACGTGCTAGACCTAGTGGAAGCGTCAGTCAAAAGGCTCGATGACCTTCGTTTGGCGTCAGATAAACGCCAAGACGATATTAGCGTTATAGTTGCCAGGCACCTCAAGGAAGTTAGTGAAGTTAGGATGGCGTATGAGGAAAAACTCCGTAAAGCGGAATCGGCTCGAATTGACGCTATAAGGACCGTGGACGTAGCTGCCTCGCAACAGGCTGCAAAAGACGCGGAGACTAGAGCTTCCACGCTGGCGGCTACCGTGGCGACCTCGGCCGAAACGCTGCGAACGCAGGTGCAAGCGGCCGCGACTGCCGCGACAATCGCCTTGACGGCCGCGCTGGAGCCGATCATCAAAGACATCGCTGAACTGCGGCGCTTCCAGTACGAGGGCGTTGGTGGCAAAGCACAAGTCGTTGAAAGCCGCGCCGAAGCCGGTGGGGCCACTGCCAGGTCCAACAACGTTGCTCTATATATCAGCATAGGTATCGCTATATTCTTCGGTTTCGTTAGCACGTTAGTAGGGATATTATATATCATTAAAAAGTAGCGTATAATGAAGGTTCAATGAACGTCCAAGACTTTCCAGTAACAGAATTGTTTGGCTGCCAGGACGGCTACCCGCTTAATACCGGCCTCTGCCCGCCCGGACAAGGCTTTCATAACGGAATCGACTACGGTTGCCCGGTCGGAACGCCGATTATAGTAAACGGGGTGACTATAGGCATATCGGGAGCTACCGGTAACGTGACAGGTCCGCACGTCCACGTTGGTAGGTGGGTAAACGGCGCGGCTACAGACCCCGGCGTAGGCAATGGATTTACGTTCATTTCAGCAGTAGTCACGGAGATTAACGAAGACCCGACTAACGGTAAATATGTCCGGGTAGAAGGAGACGGGGCCAGTTGGGTCTATCTTCACATGTCAGATAATAGTAAAGTAAGTGTAGGCCAAACCCTACAAGGAGCAGCACAAGGAGCACCTATGCCAATACGCAACGAAATAGTAGATGACCAGCACACGTTAGATCAATTAGTCTGGCACGCCACCGGCGAGCAGGCTACCGGCAATACAAACTTCGAAAACAACCTGAATAACCCGCTGGGGACCGTCTTGGATAACCTCGACAACTACAGCGAGACGCGCAACCTGCATTTACGGGCCGAAGCCTTTGCCGGCTTAGAAGCCCAAATCGCCAGTCTCGAGGCTAATCAGATCACACAAGACGAAGTAATCGCATGGATTAAGGCGAATACGCCACCTAAATAAGGAGTTAAATATGCAACCATATCAACAGCCATCAAAAGCGCCTGTGCCAAAAGTCCAGGCCGTCGGCGTCACAGGTTTAATCCTGACCGCCGTAGTAGTAGTAGCTAGCGCTCTCGGCGTACAGTTGCCGGTTAATTTTCAGGATAATATCACGCAGATACTAGCCGGCGGTGTCGCCCTGGTTAGCCTGGTGCATTTTGCCGCTGCGTACTTTACGCACGACAAAAAGCCGGCTGTCGCTGCCGTTACGCCAGCCGCCAGTCCAGGTGCGCAGCTACCGCCTAAAGTGTAGGTTGACTTTCACATGAAATCTACCTAGAATGGCCTTGTGAGCAGAATCGACCCTGCTCTCGGGTTTTGGTAGGGAAATGAGCTGACCTCGAGGGGTTGGCTCGTTTTTCATTTGTCCACAGAAGTATTCTGACCCCTGATATTACCCTTGACACAATGTGCATGTCTGCTATGATTTATATATAAACATAAAAGATAAGGAGACAACGCACTATGGAACAGACCAAAACCATCAATTTAACCGAGTTATCCGGCGGCGAGCTACGCGAGATGTTTGAGACACTCAGACGCAGCAGCGTGGGCCTACCGTACGAGATTTACAAGGCTAAGGCGATGGTTTTAATTAACGAAATGAACCGGCGCGGCGAGTTGATCGCCAAGAAGTACAATAAAAAGTACCGACCGCTGACGTTCAAAGAGCTACGCTAACATAAAAATGGAGAACAAAATGATTTTAGGATTGACAGCAAAAGAGTGGGGAAAAGTAACAATCGGTGCAGCAGTAAGTTACGTGTTCATGTGGCTATTGCTGGCCCAATAAGGAGACAGCGATGAAAACAATTTATGTAAACCGCGCCAGGTGCGAATACAGCAATGGCAAGAAGTTCGGGTCTATAGCGAGAGGTGACTGCGTGATCTATTTTTACGAAAATGGTGACGTCCATCTGAAAGCCCCGACCAGTATAATGAACCGCAAAAGGCTCATCAGCAACGTTGAGATAGCTGCTATTAAGATCGACAGCTTCCGGGGTACGCGCCTGACTATATGGGAGACTGACGGCACAGTAAGCGTTTACCGAGTGCTGCGTAACATAGGCAAGCTCAAGGCTCCGGCTTCGGCGCTAATACCGCTGCTGTCGGCCGTCTATGGTGGTCGCGTAACTAGTGACTAACAGATAGTAAAGTGCTATAATTAAAGAAGTCAAGGAGACAACGCAATGGAATATTTATTTGAAGGCGGGTTGACAGCAGAAGCTGAGCCATCGACCGCCGAACTGATCGAGAGCGAGCTACGGGCCCAGGGCTTGAGCGAAGCCGACATCGACAACATGTTAGGGGCTGACTGCGATGAGTGAGCAAGATATCGAAACCGAAACGGCCGAGGCTATCCGAGCCGAGCTGGAAGCAATGGATTTTCCAGAAGACGAGATCGAGCACCTGCTCGAGGACGCGGGGTACTGATATGGCGAAAGACAAAACAGTCATCGAGCACACCTGCAAGTCGCTGCTACGCGGCCTACCGTTCAAGGAACAGGTTGAGATCGCGCACGCGCTTATGCAGGAGCTCGGCAACGAGTTGGCTGATAAACCGAGGCAGCATACAGTGGCCGACGCCGCGTACTTTGGCTTTGCGGTGCAGGCATTGAGCCAGGTTAACCACGAAGCGGTAGCCAAGAAATACGAAGGAAGGTAAGCTGGAATTATGGAAGATATTGACGACCGGACACTGAAAATTATCGAGCTGGCGAAGCAAGGCGTTGGCGGCGAGCGCGAGACGGCTATCAGGCTGGTCAAGAAAATGTGTGCCGAGAAGAATCTTGATTACGACGACGTTATGAACAGCGTTGCAGTGAAGGAGTACCGCTTGAACGCGATCGACAAAGGTGAAGCTAATGTTCTAGCTCATGTGATAGCGAAGTATGCAGTGACGCGCGAACATATAATTTTGGGCTACTCGAGAAACCGACTATGGATTTATTTTACGTGCACTGCCGCGCGCTATATCGAGACAGCGAACGCTTTTGCAGTTTACCAGGTAGCGTACCGCAAGGAGAAAGCTCGAATATTGAAAGATTTACCTGGTGCGTTTGCGATGAAGCACAATCTGTATTTACCGCACAGCGAATACGACGCCAAAGACATGCGCGAGCCTAGCGAAGAAGAACTAAAAAGCGCGCACCGGCAGTCTAAGATATCTGATATGCTAGACGATGTAGAAATAAGAAAGGCGATAGGTGATGGCAGACAAGCACGAACATAATTACGCCCGGAAGTACGATCCGAAAGTTTATGGCCGGGACTATTTTGAAGCCGGCACTATCAGCGGCTACGCCGATTACTCGACGACTGAGCAGATCGTCCGCATGCTTTACAAGGCAATCATCAGGACGGTGCGCGAGAAGCACGGGCCGATCGGCAGCGCGGTTGACGTGGCCTGCGCGTACGGGTTCAGCGTCAGCGAGTTTTTGGATAACGATATCGACGCCACCGGCTTCGACGTCAGCGAATACGCAATTTTGAAGGCAAAGGACCGGCTGAGCCGAATCACACCAGCCGACGCACGTAGAGTGTCTATAGGCGACGCTTTGGACGGAGACACATGGAAATACCAAACGCCGGCTAAAGTCGACCTGGTGACAGCGTGTGAATTCCTGGAGCACATTATGAATGAAGACGTCGACCGGGTGTTGCATTTCATGGCCCAGCACGCCCGTTACGGCTTCTTTATTGCAAATGGCAGCACATCGCCGGACCAGGCGCATGATACCGACGGCGATCACGGGCATTTGAACCACAACAGTATGCTCTGGTGGCTCAAGAAAATCGGCAAGTTCGGGCAGATCGACTTCGAGGCTATGTACGCGTTCAGCGCGTGGGCTCAAAAGGACGGTCCGAAAGACGTCGGCTGGCACAGCCGGGCCGTTGCCGTAAAGTTCGATTCACAGGTATAAAACCCTTGACAACAGGGGTACTGCTTGATATGATATAAGTATAAACATAAGCAGTATCAAAGGAGACAACGACATGACAGCAACACAGGTAGTAGAATCAGCTTTATTGGTCAACAAAGTGGCCGAGCAAATTCATGAGCTTATCGCCCAAGACCGGGCAGGCGATCTGGGAGAATTAACCTTTTCAGATTACAGCGGTGTGGTCGACGCCGTCGCTATGAACATAGTTCAAGAAGTCAGAGAGGCGATAGCATGAATTACAAAGGCTACAGACTACAAGAGGACAGAGGTGAGTGGCTAGTCTTTAACAGTGAAGACGAACTGGTAGGTAGCGGCGCTGATCGCGCTTCTGCTGGCTGGTTGGTGGACGAATTATACAGGCAGGGTGTTAATCATGAAAGCGAGCTGGTATGAAAAAGCATAGTTTTACGAAGACGATTACGTCAGAGCAGGTTGACAATGTGCTCGACGCTGCGCTGTATAGTGGCATTAGCTATTGGGCCAGCACCGTTGATATTGTGCCGTCAAAAATGCCAGAGGGCGCTACGGCTATCAGTGAGTGCTTAACGCGCGGTAGCAAGATAAAAATATACGATACCGAAGATGAAAAATGGCTGACGCTGACGCTCAAGAAGTTTTTGAAAGGCGTGGAGCTTTACGATCGTAGTAATTTCGACGATATGGACGCTGCTGACGCTGACTGTATCGTGCAGCTGGCGCTGTTCGGAGAGGTGGTTTACGCATGAGCTACAGCATTAGCATTTTAGACGAAGGCCCGATCGTAGACTGGCCTGACTGTTTGCGACGAATCGCTGACTTGATCGAGCAAGGCAATACGTCAGGTTACGGACCGGGCTGGGAATTGGTAGAGGTTAAAGATGGCGAGTAAAACTGATACGCTCAGGGTGCTAGATCTGATAATAGAGGACTGTAAAACTGACGCAAAAGAGTTTGACGGCAAAGAGTTTGACGGCAAAACGCTAGGCGAGTTACACGGTATTTTAGAAGCCAAGATCGAAGCGCTCGCAAAAATTGTTAGGGAGCTGGTCGACAAATATCAGTAATTGATTAACAGGGACGCGTGTGCTATAATGAAAGAAGTTAAACAAGGAGACAACGCTATGGCAGGAGACAAAGTTAAGCAAGAATTGGTCGAGCTCGAGACGCAGTCGAAAGAGATTGTGGTCCCGAAAAAAATCGGGACGCCGGCCGCGTTTCACGAAGGGCTGAAAATCTTCGCGCACGCCAAGCATTTCGAGAAGCAGGTCAAGGCCAAGAAAGAGGCCGTAACCAAGCCTATGAACGAAGCCCTCAAAACCTTCACGGGCATGTTTAAGCCGCTGGAACAGGAGCTAGGCTCAGCCAAAAGCACTATCCAGAAGCAGCTGACAGAGTTCGTGAATCAGTACGAAGGCAAGAACGCGGCAAAGATCGAGGAGATTCAGCAAAAGCTGGAGAACGCCGAGATCACGCCGGACAAAGCGCTGGAGATGATGGAGAAGCTCGATACGTTGACGACCAGCGAGCCGGGCGTGTCGATTACGACGTTTACCGACGTTGTGGTAGCCGACGAAACCAAAATCCCGCGCAAGTATTGGACGATCGACCACGGCAAGCTGCGGACCGACGTGCTCGGTATCAAGTCCGGCGATAACAAGAAGCCCGGCATTGCCGTGCCTGGCACGCGGATTGTTCAGAAGAAGCGAGTAGTGTAAGCTAAGAGTTATTGATTAAGCAAGGAGACGACATTATGCGCGACGATAGCCAAGACAACAAAGACCCGAAGCCAGGTACTGGCGCAAATTACTCGGACGAAGGCAAGAACGACGAACCGAGCAATCAGGCTGGCAGCGCCAAGTTCAAGGTTGGCGACTACGCGAGTTATAAGCACGCGGAGAGCGAAAGCGGCTACCGGCGCTCGGAAGTCATTGCTGTTTCAGCCGACAGCGCAGAAGCGACTGTTATCGGCTACGATGGCAGCAACCGGTCCTACCCGATGGACGTGTTGAAGACTGACGCCGAAGTCGCTGCTATAGTGCAGCAGCAAAAAGCCTAGCCAGCTCAAGGAGACAACGCAATGGCAGACAAGAAGCGCAACAAGCCGCTGGATATTCAGAGCAGTATAAGCACGATCAAACAGGTCGTTAAAGCTACGCAGGGCCTGTCTCAGGCGCAAATCACGTTTCAACTAACGAGATTACCTCGACAGAAAGTAGAGGCGTCAAAACTCGTGCATAGCAGCCGTAGCAAGTTGCAGCAGGCCGAGTTCGATCTGAAACGGGTAATGGCGAAGCAGCAGATGATCGCGGTCGCTAAAAAAGAAGTGTTGGAGTTATCAAGCGACGCCGACCGCAAAGCCTGGGTGCTCGAACAGAAGGAAGTTATCGAGGCAGAGATGGCGTTAATTCAAGCCAGGGCAGATCACGAAGCCGCGAAGGTGATATGGGGATATTTTGACGACATGTTTACCAGCGTCCGTAAGCAGGCCACGCTGATCGAAAAGCAGCTCGACACGCAGGCCCAGTACGCGAAGTATAACCAGAACAACGTAATCTAACTTGCCGCTGGGGCAGCTTGTGCTAATATTGAATGACCTGATTATGGAACGTGACTGTTTTATAACAGGCGTAAAAGAAAAAGAACCTCGTTGACGCGAAGTTCTTAAATTACGAAACGTGACTGAGCTTTCAGTTTATCACGGCTTGTTTACTTTTGCAAATATATCGGTAGCAAAAAGGAGTTGTACGATCTCCTGACAACAAAGACGTAATGATCGCGTGCTGTGCTTTAGTCCCGGCTCTGATACTACGACCGCCTGCTACGTCACCCGGGCCATCTGCAGAGCACACGCAACGACACCACGAGACGGCCGTATGGTTGGGGAAGCTAAATCGGGTTAAGTCGCTCAAACGCTACAGATAATAGTTTTCAACTTCACCAAAGCCTAGCAGGGGAAAGGCGGGATTGTGCCGCCGTGATAAAATGGTTGTATGAAACCCTACAATCGTGCTAAAGAGTTAAAGGAGCAGGAAGCCGAAGAAGCCATGCGCCGCCAGGCGGAGCCGGAACACGTGCAGAAGCTCGGCGAGTTCGGTTGCACGATAGTCAGCAGCGAGTGGAGCACTCCGGCTTATCACGTCGGTGAAGGCGTGGAGCTGCCGGAGAGCATACAAAATGGTTGAGGTTGACGACGGCCGCGAAGTAATTATTAACGCGATTGAAGCTGAACGCTGGACTTGGATAGCAGCGAAGGATATCGCCGACCAGCATGGCGCCGAGAAGTCGATGGCGATTATCGACAGTTTGCTCGATACGATGGTTGAGCTTGTGCCGATTGAACCCGCCGAATAAAAATCACATTGTACCGGAGTTTGTAATATGCTAATGTTCAGATAGGTGAAAACATTTATGGAGACACCGCAAGTTAAATTAAAAAAATGTAGGGAGTGCCCGAATGAATTTCGGCCGTATCGGTCAACCGATCGCTATTGCTCTCCTGCTTGCGCTCGCAAAGGCGCTGCAACCAAAAGGTACGCAGCCCATGCGAAACCGCGAACCGCTAATCCGCGACTTCATCGCAAACCGGCCGAGCCAGCCGAGCGAACCGCAGCCAAGCTTGAGTGCAAACAGCGCGTAAATTACGTCTGCCAGTTAGTAGGCGTGGTCCCGCACGTCTGTGGAATCCGCCGGCACGCCCACCATATCATTTACCTGTCCGAGCATGAGTGCAACGAGCAGTGGAATCTGATTTGCCTATGCGACGCGGTGCACGTGCCGGTAGTACACGCCGATAAAGGCCGCTGGCAGCCGGCGCTGTTCGAGCTGGTTTTCGGCGGGTCCTGGTATAGGACAATTACCGATATGCGTGAAGATAAGTCGGACGAGCTGACGAGAATACTACTCTGGTTGGTTAATAAGTCGGAGCTTAATGGTAAAATAGGATAGTGCCGATCGTGGCTGCCTTTCAACCTCTTTTTAAGTCGTTGTCTCCAGAGGCGAAACGATCGGCCGTTTATAATTTGCATACCGTTACCGTTTAAGCTACAATATAAGCACTAACAGTAAACGGAGACAACGCTATGGCAAAGTACAAGTTTGCAATGAGCAACGGCGGGTTCAGCCGCCCGGTCGTCGCGTCAGAGCTGCAAGACGCATATCACAAAACGCTAACCTGGTTTAACAGGTTAGGTAAGCCTAATCAGTTAAAGTACGGGCCTATCACGAACAAGTACCGAGTGTACGCCATCGGCGGCTCCGTACACACACGCCTAGCTAACAGCGAGGCGATGATAGCCAAGCTCGACGACCACGTCGCTAGGTTTGTGAATACTCACGACACCAAGCTCGACGCCGCCAGGCCTAGCTATATGGAAGCCGAAGGAGCCAGGGACAGGGTTGCGGAAGGCAGGCTGACCGGCAAAACCCGGGTCGACAAGTTTTGGGACGTAGTCGAAGACGCATTTGATCAGGTCTGGCGCAAAGTAACCAGGCGCTAATGAGCAAGCGTAAGTGGACGAAGGTAGAAATCGAAGGCTCGATACTGCCGGAAGTGCTGCTTGACGAAGAACAGGTCCGCCTGGTTACGTTCAGCGACCACAGTGTCGCCGTGATTGCTAGGTATGAAATTATGCGTCGAAGTAAAAAGTTTAAGTGCGTGTATCTCGAACAGATACGCGGGCAAAGGAGACTGTTTTAATGGCAGACAAGCAGGCAAACCCAGCGGGCCGCCCGGAGAATATCGAGGAGCTTAGGTACTACATGTCGGATTTTCTGGCGATCATCGCGACGCATTTCAAGACGCTCGGTATGCCGACGGAAGACGTCATAGGCACGACGGCCGAACTAGGCGGCGGGTTGAAGTTTATGATCGGCGAATACCACCGACTGGTCAGCGAGGGCAAGATTGCCGAGAAGGACCAGTACAAGTTCGACCCCGTCGGCGCGGCCGCCGACATTGAAAAGGCTAAGGGCGAAATTAAAATAACCGAAGGAGATTGACAATGGCAGGAAGTAGAGAAGGCGGATTATTGGCCGCGCAGGAAATCAAAGATACTTACGGGGCTGATTTTTACGTGAAGCTAGGGCAAAAAGCATGGTCGCCCGAGGCCCGCGAGAACCGCCGGCCGCACGGATTCGCAGTTAACCGCGAGTTGGCTAAAATTGCCGGTGCAAAAGGCGGGCGATTGAGCAGCCGGGCCGGTAGCCCAAATAAACCAAAATCCCCTTGACAAACAGGGGTACGCTTGATACTATAAGACTATAGTATTAATGGAGACAACGCTATGAAAACAATCGAAGTAAAACAGCAATTCACGTACGACGAAGGCGTCATCGTCAGGACCTACGAAGACGGCACGCTAATCGACTGCAACCACGCCAGCACGCACAACGAGGATATTGATTTTGGCGGCGTCGGCCTGGACCGCAACGGCGAGATGGACTGGCTTGATTCTGTCCGCCCGGCCGACGTGTGCGATGGCTGCGGCGCTGTCAACATAGAGGGTGACGGCTGGAACGGCGGAGAGTTGCAGTTATAGGTAGACTTCTGGCGAGTAGGCAAACATGCTCGCCGGTAGCCTGCTTAGCAGCAGGTACTTTAACAAGCGATCAGTGACTAGGCCGGCATGGGCGTTAAGGATTGGTAAGGTTTCCGCAAGGAACCCCACATTCTCGTAAACCCCGAGTGAGCCGAACGTCAAGTGAGCCCTTCCGCTCCGACGTGTGCTGGTTTAGTTTTTGATCATAATCGAAAGGAGTGCTATGTCAGAAGACGAAGCACAAGAGGACGAGGCCAATAGCGCCGCCGGCACACTGCCAGAGCAGAGTGACAAGCAGCGCAAAGCCTTAATCCGCCGAGAGAAAAGAACGACGAAGGGGTGGCTAAACGCTCCCGAGTTCAGCGAGACGCAGAAACAGCTCATGCGCAAGCAGATCGCCAAAGGGCTGACGGACGACGAGTTCGCGGTATTTTTATACCGGGCCCGCAAGTTTGGTCTCGACCCGGTAGTGGGCGAGCTCGTGCCAGTCGTGTACAGCAAGGACGACCCCGATAAGCGGACGGTTGTGTATATCACGACACGCGACGGGTTGCTTGGCGTTGCACACCGATCAGGCATGTTCGGTGGTATCGAGAGCGGAACGATTAAAAAGTCAGACCCCGAAGATGGCGAGTGGGAGACGTACGGCTGGGCGAAGGTTTGGAATAAGTCGTTTCCGAGGGCTGTGTACTCAGAGGTAGCGTTCAAGGAATACCAGCCGCCTGAAACCGAAAAGTCGAAGAAGCCGCTGTGGTGGAGCAAGCCGAAGACGATGATCGCCAAAGTCGCCGAAGCGCACGCATTGCGTCGGGCATTTTCAGTGAGCGGCGTGTACGTGCGTGAGGAGATGGACGCCCGCAAGTTTATTGACGGCGAGACTGTTACCGAGCACACCAAGAACGATATCCAGGCCGCCCTGGCTGCCCGGGCCCGCGCCGGCACGAAGCTGGAAGCCAAGAACGAAGCGCTGACGCGTGAAAGTTTAGACGACGATGGCCGATTACAAGAAGGAGAATGACGGCAAGGTTCACACCAGATATACGGACCTGACCCGCTGTACGCCTGGCTCAGTCGATAAGGTAGCGCTCGAATATTTAGGTATCACCGAGCGCTACCGGCCGACCGGCGGCCCCATGAACTTCGGGACAATGCGGCACGAGATGTGGCAGGAAGAAGCTGAAAACACAGGCGTCACGCCAGAGGTGTTTAAGGAGTTTCCCTGCGAGTACCAAGTGCCGGCAACGTACATCGAGCGCGAGTTTGCGACCGAAATATTCGAAGGCGTGGTGCTGCACAGCCGGCCGGACGTTTTCAGCAAGCCCGAGGCTACGATCGTGGACTACAAAACGTCGATATCTGACTACGAGACTACCGTCAAGCATTACCGGGCGAGTAAGCAGCACCTGGTGTACGCATACCAGATGTACGCGCACGGGATTCGGGTCGACAAGGCTGTGTACCTGATTGAGTTTTGGGACCACGACTACAAGAAAATTATGGGCTACGCGAAGGTCATAGTGCCGATTCGGGTTGCCGATCTGATGATGATTCGCGACTGGTTACGGGTCCGCTGCGAACGGCTTTTCGTGACGCTGGAGTGGATTAAGTATTACGGCACGTGAATTGTCCACAGACCCCTGATAATCTACTTGACACAAAACTGTGTAGCTGCTATGATAATTACATAAACATAAGAACAATGGAGACAACGAAATGAACGAAGCAACCTACACGCAGATGACACTTAAAAGAGTAGTCGAGCTAACGAACGTAATTTACGAAACCAACAAGGCTTCTAATTGGAGCAAGGTGCAGGCTATTAGCCGGTTGAACAGTCGTGACGATGGCGAAATTGCCAAATTGTACGATGAATATCAAGCCACGGCCGACGTTGTAGGCTTGATTAAAAAGCTAAAGGTCACGGTAAATAACGCATGAGCGCCTATCTGGTAAGCGACGACCACCTGAACGTCCTGGTCAGTTATTTTGTCCGCTGGCTCGATAGCCAGAAACTTTGGTGCAAAGTCAACGACGAATATATATATTTGACGCGTGACAACGCTGCTGCTGTGGCCTATGCCTTGCACCGCGAGAACGTGCGCAGCGTCGACAACCGCTACAACGAAGCGAACGGTGACGAGCGATATCAGTTCCGGTTTATTGAAAGCGCTCATCAGAGCTATAAGATCGCTGAAATAGCCGGCGCGATCGACTGCCTGGAGTACCAGTCGTGCGAGCGTGACGACTACTACGAATCCGAAGCTTATGGTATTCTTTGCTCAATGCGCAAGCAGTTACTAAAGTTCGTGGCTGAGGAGCAGCTGGGAGACGAGACGACGTGGGAAATATCAAAAGCAAAAACAGCGGCCGGGAGTATTTCGTGATGGCCGTGCTACTGGCCGGCATTTACGCTATTTACTCAGCGTTCGGTATGCTGTCGCACGGGCAGTACACCGCGTTCTATTGGACCGGCGGCGTCGGCGCGTTTTTAATAATAACGACCTGTTTGTGGCCGATCATCAGCAAGGTCGCGGCAAAGGTTAAAAAAGTAGGCAGTGCAATAACAAGCCGACCGGCAACGGTCAGCGATAACTATAATGTAGAGGAGACAGCATAATGTTAGGATTGATTATTGGACGCAGGACGTTCATACTGAGAGGCGAAATAGTTAAGCAGCCTAAAAAGCTAAAGGAGCCTGACAATGGCAATCGGACGCGTAGCACAAGTAATTCTAGCGCAAATGGCAAAGGGCCGGGCTCTCACAAAGCAGCGTCTCGGCAGCCGGACAAAAACCAAAAACATAAATCCGTATTAGTCGAGGCTTGAAACCGGGGTAATAAGCTTGCAAAACAGTGATTTTTTTGCTACAATATAACTACACTAAATGGAGACAGCGCGAGTGCCAGAAACAACCATATTTTCAATCGGTCATAGCAATAAGCCGCTCGAAGCGTTGATCGAGCTGCTGCAACAATTCAATATTGATACGTTAATCGACGTGCGTACGAGCCCGGGAAGCCGCTGGCACCCGCAGTTCAATACTCACCCCATTCAGGAAGCTTGCGACGCGGCAGACATGCGCTACGAGCTGCGAGGGAAGAACGTGGGCGGCCTGGGCCGGAACGTCGATTTTGACGAAACGATTGACGAGTTTTTCGAGCGTGCACAAAACGGCGAGCAGATAGCGTTAATGTGCAGCGAGGGCAAGCCGGACGATTGTCACAGGAAGTCGATGTTAGCGCCGGAGTTTTTGAAGCGCCGCATGACGATGACGCATATTTTATGGAACGGGACGTCGATCGTGCAGACCGAACCAGATCAACGAATCGAGAAGCCGCCGGTCCACACGAAGCCACCAAAGCCACCAAAGCCGGTCGGACCCGAACAGGCTACGCTGTTAGACGTTGAGCCGTTGAAGCCACCGCATAACCCGAAGTGGGCGCACTGAATGGGCGTTTTCGAGAACAGATTTTTACAGTGGTGCTTTGGCTTTGCTATACTGGTGCGCCACCCGATCAGCCGACCGATTGAGCTCGGTAAGAGCATAGAGATTTTAGTAACCAGAAAGGAGCCGTATGAAAAAAGCCCTAGTTTTGTCGTTCATCATCGGGTTATTGATCGCTGACAGGTCACAGTAAGATGAGCTATAATATAACAGCGGTGTTCCCTCGCCGCACATTGCGGAATCGTCTAGTTGGTAGGACGCTCTGGTCTAACCAGAGAAAGCTTAGGTTCGAATCCTTTGTCCGCAGCCAGGAGACAACGGTTTATGGTAAGTAAAAACGAGAGCATATTCTTGGGGCATACCCCCGCCGATCAGCGTAAGTATCTGACGGCTGTACTCAAGCAGTTTTATGACTTGGGCCACAGTCGTATATTTTTGCCCGCGGTCGGTCAGTTCACGCTGGCCCGCTGCGCGATCGAAGCCGGGTTTGCCAAAGAGAATATTTACACGAGCGACATATCGCTGTACAGCACGTTGCTCGGGTATTACTTCGCCGGCCGTAAGGTGCGTGAGATCGAGTTTAAGGTAGGTGACGCGTGGTTCGACGATTATCAGCTCTGCCAGAGTGACGTCGAGCGCGTAGCGTATCTGCTCTGGCTGATGAAGGTATGCCAGATACGCAAGGTGCATTACATGAAGGCCCAGCTCGAGGATTTGCTGATTAACGGAGAGAAGCACCGGGAAATCTTGAAGGGCAAGGTCAAGGCCATGAAGCCTTATTTTGCTGGTGTCAAGTACGAGCTACAAGATATGCGCGAAGTTTTGACTGCCCGTTATACACATGGGGATTTGGTTGTGGTTAACCCGCCTGTTTTCAGTAACGGCTATACGAAGATGTTTGACTTCGGTAGCGACATCGAGTTTGACCCGAACGTACCGGAGTTTAGCTTTGGCAAGGAGTACCGCGACATGTACGAGCAGACGCTCAAAAGCCCGGCACCGTTCGTGTGGTATCGCAGCCGGTCCGTTGCCGGGTTTGATAGCGAGCAGGTTATTTATGCCAAGCAGTACAACGTGCAGAAGATAGATTACTGGCTCTGCACGAAGCCGGAGCTGCTCAAGGACTGGAAGGGGTTGAACAAGATCGCCACGTTCGGCCGGCGCGAGCTCAAGCCATATAAGGCCCCGCTATTCAGTGACGACGACGAGATTACCGAAGATACCAGGATTAGCTTTGTCACCGTCCCAGCCAACGTAGCGCTATACTACCGGGACTTATTCGCGCACAAGCTGGGTCAAACCAGCGGCGAGCATTTCTTTTTGATGTTGCTCGATGGCAAGGTGTTTGCGACCTGCGCGTTTATGCTGAGCCACATGTTCCGCTTGCAGCAGGACTACGTGTTCGAGAATTACGGCTTTAACGTGTCGCTCGAGAAGTATGCGCGGGCCAACCGACTGCTGATGTTGGCGATCACCTGCCAGGAGTTTGGCGACTTGGTGCACGACCAGGCCAGCCGCGTGAATCGCTATTATTACATGAAGGGCTTGCGGACGACGTGCCTGAGCAAGTATCGTAAGGTGAAGCTGAACAATGGTATTTTGACCGTCGAGAAGCGCGAGCGTATGAAGGACGGCATGTATAAAATCATGTACCAGGCCGAGTTCCGGCAGGAGACGTTCGCCGATCAGGTCCGCCGCTTTTTGGCTGAGGAAGTCGAGTTTGCTAAGCCGAAGGAGTTAGTGGCAGATGTTAATAAATAAACGATTCTGGACTAAGGTCAAAAAAACAGATAGCTGTTGGCTATGGACAGCTAAGCTAAGTCGTGGATATGGTAGATTTTGGTTTGAAGGCAGAACTTTGCAAGCCCACCGTATTTCCTACGAGCTAATCGTCGGCCCGATCGCGGCCGGCCTGGAGCTCGACCATACCTGCCACAATGCTGACAAGAGTTGTTTAGGTGGCAAAACCTGCCAGCACCGACGCTGTGTAAACCCTGCTCATTTGGAGCCAGTCACGCATAGGGAAAATAATAAGCGTGGCAAGACCGGCCAAAAAACAGGCGCTCAACATCGTTCAAAAACTCACTGTCCGCAAGGTCACGTCTACGATAAAAAAAATACTTATGTCACGCCTAACGGTAGACGCAACTGTCGTGAGTGCAGGGGTGAGGCTATGCGCACATGGTATCAGTTAAATAAGGCATTAGCGACATGAGTAAAACGGACATACCTGAACCAGAGCGTTTATTGGAACTAACTCCAGGTATGGCTATCTGGCGCGTACATCTTGATTCTCTGCGCGAAGCCGACGTCAACGCTCAGGTGATGTCTGAGGACAAGTTTAATCAGCTGGCGCAGAACATGAAGGCCGAGGGTGCACTTGAAAGCTTGCCGCTGGTCTTGTTAACATCAAGGAAGCCGCCAGAGTTCCTGATTATATCGGGTCATCATCGGGCCCGCAGCGCTAGGGTAGCTGGCATTATGGAGATATTCGTAATTGTCATCGAGCGCGAGCTAAGTGATGACGAAATTACAGCGAAGCAACTGGCGCACAACGCGTTAAGTGGCTTTAGTAACCCGGAGCTGCTCAAGAAGCTGTACGAGAGTATTGAAGACGTGAATCAGCGCATGGCGTCGGGCCTGACGGAGCTGGACGTGGCGATGGATATTCCGAGCATAAACGTCGACGACCTAGACGTGGAGTTCGAGTTTGAGCCGATCTACATTATGTTTATGAAGTCCGGCAGTGAGCGCTTCGAGCAGCTGATCGACCGGCTCGTGCCGGAAGCTAAAAAGTACGTGGCCGACGTCGACGACTTCAAGCATTTTGTCGCGACCGTGCACAAGATTAGCCGTTACGAAGATATACGAAATATTGCCGGCGTAATGAGCCTGATGATGGATATCGTGGACGTTTACTACGAACAGCGCGAGAAGGGGGAGCATGACAAGCCGAAAAAAATCAAAGGCTGAACGCCTACCGATGAGCCTGCGCAGCGCCGCCGCCGAACGCGCCTACCAGAAGGCCGCCAAAGACGATAAGCTGACCGACGTACGCAAAGAGATGGTAGTCGAGGAGTTTAAGCAGTGGCTTTTGATTAGAAACCGCTATCCGTACGACGCCGTTTTTAGCAAGCACGATCTGCTGATACCGAAACGGGATTTTGCCACGCGCGGCGCAATGCTGCCGGTCGAGTATTTCGATTTAATGCGTATTTTGGAGACGTACGGCGAGCAAAATTACGACGGCATGATCGACAATATGCAGCGCCGCCGGAGTATAATGGGCCTGTACCACGTGCACCTGTTCTGCTATAAGGACCGTCGAGAGGAGATAGATTTTGAAGGCAAAGCGTAAAACCCGAGACGAGCTGGAAGCCGAGGCCCGCGAAAAGGGCTTGACCGGCGACGATTTTAACAAGTACGTGTTCACCCGACTGCGCAAGCAGATGTATCAGAAAAAGGCGAAGACCGGCAAGCGGCATGGCTAGCAAGAAGTCGGTCAAAATCAAGGCCGTCGTGCTGACGCCGAACGCCAAAGACGTCAACGAAGTGCTCAAGGACGAAGGCAAGCGCATTACGCTGCTCGAAAACGTTGTCCAGGGCTTCATAAACCAGAGCATGGCGATCGGCGAGGATAGCGTCACCGTTAAGATGTCCAGCAAAGAGATTCGAGACGTCACGGCGGCGTCGAAAGACTTGCAGGCAATGAAGCGCCTCAACAGAGGTATAAATGATTGACTTATGCTTATTTTTTTGATACAATTAGATTGAAGTCAAAGGAGACAGCGCAATGAAAGTAAAACGCGAACGTGAAGTTCAAAACCTACCTTGCAGTCTAACCAATGAGGAGTTGGCCGACAGATCGCAGCAACTGGCCGGCGCCGTGACAAGGGTGGAGCGCGCTAAAGACGCCAAAAAGTCACTGGACGCTCAGCTAACCAGTGAGATAAAGCTGCACGAAGCAAAGCGAAATGAGCTGAGCAGCACAGTGTCCACCGGCAAAGAGTACCGGGAAGTTACCGTAGAGGTCCGCTTCGATTTTGAGAAGGGTATACGCGAAGAATTGCGGCTCGATACCGGCGAGATTTTCACTGAACGACCACTGAGTGATGATGAAAAGCAGCTGGCACTTGATATAGTAGAAGAAGATCAATTTAGGAGCGCCGACGATGAAACTCCCAAAACTTAAAGGCAAAGAATTATTACGGCTGCGCAACGCCTTAGCCGTTGAGATTATGGCCGGTCTGAGCAATTTCGAAGGTATGCCGGTTAATCCGAAGAAGCTGGCCCCGAGCCGCCACGAAAACAAGGTGGTCGTTATGAAGCAAACAACCGAAAACGCCATGCTGATTATTGGTAAATGGCTCGAGCAGCAAGAAGCAGAGGCCAAAAAATGATTTTGCACGACATATCGTACGCCATAGTGGTTTGCTTAGCGGCGATCGTGCTGGTTATCTTGATAGCTCTGCTAATCGCTGTAGTAGTTGCACTTATACACGTGTTTTATGACGCGATAAGAGAGGGTAGAAATGACGGCTCAGGAAAAAATTGATCTAGCCCTAAAGGAAGCCGAGCAAGCCGAGTTGATGATCAATGCGTCGCGCGCTGCCGTCAAGAGCTGGACTGACGCGTTCGACTTACGGAGCGAAACATTAGCGAGGTTGAGAGCCGAAAATCAGCCGCCGAGAAAGAAGGTCAAAAATGGCTAAGGACGTTTGCCACAGCTGCGGTCAGACGATCATGGAAGCGCACAGGGAACACTTGGGTAAAATGAAGCTGACCATGCTCAAGCGAGCCGCGTCGCACGTTATGCAGACCAAGAAGAACGATTTTATGGTCCGCGATATCGCCGACGAGAGCGAGTTCAAGGTGTTTAATAATTTCCAGAAGCTAAGGTATCACGGCCTGGTAACGCCAGGGCGCGACCATTTCGGCAACCGGGTCCGCGGACGTTGGCTGATAACACGTAACGGCTGGGCTTTTTTGCGAGGAAAGCTCGAGCTACCGAAGTTCGTGTTAGTTAGGAATAATCATATTGTCGATCACAGTAGCCAGACGATCGACGTGCGCGAAGTCTATCGCGGCAGCGACGCCATAGTGACGACGTTCGAGTATTTCGACGACGCCGGTAACATGATTGGCTTCCGACCAGTGCGCAAGCCTAGTTTGCAAGCGAGTTTGCTATGAAGGTAGCGATTGACATGGACGGTACGCTGTGGGCTCACCAGGAGCTGTTTATGGCGATTTGGCGAGGGCTGAACTCGGCAAAGCACGAGGTTGGTATATTGACCGCCCATATCGGCAGTAAGGACGCTGATTTGCAGCTAGTCGTCGCCCGAATAGTGATATTTCTAGGATTGGTATTAACTTACTAATGAACGCTATAAATCACCATAGGAAGGAGAGAAGGTATGAACCCGTCAATCAAAACCTATAAACAAATTTGTAAGATTCTAGGTGTCAAGCCTGCCAATATTACCGAGGGCTTCCAAGCAGTACCCGGCGCTTCACTGGTTATCGTGCCGGATGAGGTCTTCACTGTCGATAAGCTGGAAAAACTGGCTGTCGCTTTTGGCAAATACCAACCAATATCCACATATTTCAATAAAGATTTCATCAATAAATATCAGGCTACTGAGCTATGCGGCGTACCGACTGGCAAGGCTTACCGGTCTATCTATATTCCGCATGAAGCCAACATACCGGCAATGACCTATGCCCAGTACCATAAGCAAAAATTTGACACCAAAATCCCTACATTATTGGAAAGCATTGTTTATTGGTTTGTGTTACGGGAATTGGGTGAGACTCTAAATTGGAGCAGTACCTATACCCGTTTCTATGACTTGGAGCCTAGCGACGGGACCTTTCCGCGCGCCCTCGTCGACGGTGACGGCGGGGCGTTTGTCGGCCGCTCCGTCGTCGTGATTGACGATGTTTCGCGTCGTGCGGTGGGGCCTCAATCTCTTTCCTCTCCTGATTTTTTATCTTCTGCCACGGACTTGCAGGAAAACACTAAAGCCCTCAACCGGAACTCTGATTTGCTAGAGAAGATTTTTAAGGTGGAAGCGGAGCTGAAAGGAAATTGATATGATTGTAAAGTTTGGAAATCTAGTACAGCCTCGACATAGCGAAGACCCAGAGAAGCCAGAAGCTAAAGAAAAGATTGAAGAAATGATGAAGTTATTGCATGAAGCAGGTTTTGAAAGACAACAGAACATCAAAGATGGTGTTAACGAAGGAAAGTTCTACCACGTTTTTGACCTACCTCATCAGATTGAATTTGGCGGGGCTGTAGAAGAAGCAGTCGCAATTATGTCCGATTATAGTGACTACATGAAACCAATAGCGGTAGTCGGGTAAACCATGACTAACCTAGACCAATTAATCCGAGACCTAACTAAAGTCCACCCTATAGATTCGTTGGATGAGATATTTTCTAAATATCATGCTAGAAACAGTCTTATTAAAGCTGATGAAGTTAAATATTCTGATGATGAATTGCTTGCTGCTTTTGAGAAATCTGAAGCCGAAGCCAAAGCCCAAATAAACAAACTCTACCACCCGTTATCTAAGTCAGAAGTACGGCAGCGGTTAGAGGCTTTTGAGGTTGGGGTTCGGATTGATGAAATTGACTATTGGTTTGGTGAGTATCTCAAAGGCTACGACTGGAAAAATACTCGTCATATTTCAGTACCAAGAATTAGAAACCGTCTAAAGGAGCTACAGAAATGACAGATAAAATAGAACCTCGTAAGGAATATAAATTAGAGCATTTTGTGATGTCGCCAGTTCATGCCCCCATTGATACCCCAGTCCTATTTGTTGACCACGGCATTAGATTAAAAGGTGAAAAGTTTATATCACTGGCTAAAATTAGCGACCTTGAAACACTCCTACAACAGGAACGGGTGAGGGCTAAGGTCGAAATGATGGAGCTCCAAAATACTGCTTGGGCTTCAATAAATGACAGCACAGGATTAATAGCGGCTGCTATACGAGACAACAAAAGATATATTAAAAGGTGTTTAGCCGAACTACAAGCCAGTCTAAAGGAGAAGAAATGATTAAACACGTTATATTTAATGCTACTGAAAATACCAAAGGGCAAGTTATTGTTTGTACTTGCAGCTCTGCTGCAAACTCATGGAAAACTTGTCCTATCCATAAAAACGGAATTATAAGAGCCAGTCTAGGGGGTAAACAATAATGCCGTGGGGAGTTATTTATAGCGGATGGGGCAAAAAACCTCCACCATACAGGGGAAAGTTTATTAAGGCTGGTTTAAGGAGTAAAGATGAATAACCCCAAACCACCAGGCGTATCTAGGAGACCAGCATGACTGAATACAAGCATATCAAGTTTAGTACTGCTACAACTGGCTTGGAACAGGCGATAAAAGAAGCTGAACCTATATGGCAGTTAGTCAATGTCGTGCCTCTCAATCCGTATGAAGCCATAGCTGTTTTTAGCCGGGAAGTAGCCAGTCTAGGGGGGCAAGATGAGCGTTTCTAATCCGCCAGAAGATGAGCTAGAGAAGATATTGCTATCCATACTTTTTGGCACAAGGAGGCGCTTCCTCTATAAAGGTGTTACATACGGAAGTGATGAGGATTTACCAGGCGCAGATGAAGCAATTACAAAAGCCAAAGCAGCCATAAGCGTCTACACTACTAATAAAATCATAGAAGCTAAACTGGGCGGATTAGACAAGCCAAGTGATACTGCCTCAGTAGGTGGCAACCAAGTCGCTGACCCTATCTTGGTGTCTGAGCTGTTTAAGATGGTATATCAGTGGGGCAGAGTAGGTGTTGTGGTAGATAGCAGCGCCCCAGCCTTTCAAGAGCAATTAAAAGAAGTAATAGGGAGTTTAAAATGAGTTACGATACTAACGTAAAGTTATGGAAAAAGGCATACACACATATTCTAGATGCCTGTGAAAATTATCCTGATTTTAGGGATACATACGGGTTTAGTGATATTGATGATATGAAAAGAAGTGCTAAAGACCATCTATTACTAATTGAATGGTACGAAAAATATGGATTAGAAATTGACCATGCCTATAGGCCCTATTCCTACAATTACTTTAAGGCAGGTGACTACACGATATTTAGCCATTTTAAGAACGCTGAACAGGATAAGGATAATGGAAGCGGTAAATATATTTCGTGGAGCGATGACGGCAGACAGCCTAAAGACGAATGGTTGTTTGAGGTTAGCTTTTCTACGGGTGCTTATATCTTTGGTGACGACTACAATGGACAGCAACAACTATTTCAAGATTTCTTTGCAGAGTTAAAAAGTTATAAGCCTGACTATTCAGATACAACTAATAAAACCCTGTACTGGAGGTTAGAGAACGCCAAGCCTATATATGATGAGTTTTATAATATCCTCAAGAAATATAGAGAGTTGAATGCTAAAGACCTAAAAAACCGAGAAGTCAAAAAGCTGGAAAAGAAACTAGCGGAGTTAAAAAAAATGAACCAAGCTGATGACCCAGCTAGCGACTTGGTTAGTAACAACTTAGAAGCTAAGAATGGCGTTCACCAATCCGCCAGTAAAGCCCTTAACCATAGGAAGGAGAAGGTATGACTAAACCAAATCCCGGCAGCAAAGAAGCCCAAGACCAAGGCTGCCTCTGTCCTGTGATAGATAATCACTATGGCAACGGATTTCCAGACGGCAACGGTGGAGTAAACTTCTGGTATAGCGGAGACTGCCCGTTACATACTCCTAAAGCCACCCAAAGTAAGAAAGGAAAGTTATGATTATTACTACCCAAAGAAAGGTAAATAATGCCCTACGACCCGAAACTACAAGCTAACCTAGTGGTAGACCGCCCATATCACTCTATGATGAAAGCTATCGCCCATTCTAAAGGACAGACACTTAGACGTGGACTTGAGCTAATCATAGAAGCTGAGTATAAACGTAACGACGTGGAGCTGAAGAAACCTTTAGCCACCTCGGACACGGCGAATCCGCCAAGTGGAGCAGGAGTATCTAAATAAATGAGTGTATTTCAATTAGTTAGTTTAACACGCACAAGACCCAAATGTATTTATTGTCGAAAGCCCTGTAATACTAATCAAGAATATACTTGGAACGAAGATGAAGATTATCGAAGAATGTATTTTCATAATAAATGTTTGAGGCTTAGGAAAGTATAGATATGAGCAATTACCCTAAACCATCTGGCGTACACTCAACTTGGCCGCTTTTTGTACTATTGGTAATTTATGTAATATGGTTGGTGC